GCATCGCCATGTAGTAAACCAATACATAAAAGGAGTACTTTCACAAGCACTCCTTCTCATATTATACAAAAACATTATGAATGCTTATTTGAACTTTGTAACCAGCTGATAACCAATACTATTAGAAATGTTCTATTTTTACCGAGTAACAAAATAGTAACATAAAATAGTTAAAGAAACTAAATCGCTTGTTTTACTCGCTACAAAGGTAACAAAATAAACTTGAATACCAAAAACACTTTAACCTACTTTAACTTTGCAATCATTTGTATGTCTACTGCACACCAAGTGTATACCTAAAATCTGAATATCTTACAGATTAACGAATTACATATTTTTTCACATTTGGTGGTTTCAGAAAAAGCTTCTATCTTTGCATCGTCAATGTTACGGTTGACAGACCAAAGTAGTCCTCCTTTCAAGGCGTAAGCCTACAAGATATGAACCTCTGAGTCGTTGTCCGTAACCAACACTCGGGGGTCCTTTTTTTTATTCCCCTGAGTTTGAGACAAGATGGAAGACTATGGGCTAGATACCTTCCGATTCATCGAGTCTATAAATTGCAAGGAAGACCGCATAGCAAATCGTAGGAACTAATAGCAGAAGACGAGCGGAGGGGAATCTACTCCTTATGCTGCTTAGGTTAACTGATGTAGAATTATCAAGTGACCAGATGATGGGGGTTGACGGAACTCATCCATGACATCTTAGGTTTTCTGATGCGTTCACATACGTGTGCGTTAAGGGGAACCTAGAATCCAAAGGAATCAAAAATCTATCCATTTAAATTTTAAATAATTATATTTGGATGATTAAGTAATTGGTAAACAAATGTTGAACTAAAAATTATATATTATGGCAGTTGTGAATGTAGATTTATCTGAGTATGATGCTATACGTAAGCGCAACTCAGAATTGGAAGAGCAAGTAAAGGAACTCAAAAAATTGAATGAGTCCTTGAAAAGTGGTTCAAAAGTTATTTTACGTAAAGAGACGGTTGTTATTGAACGATTCTTCCGTAAAAGAAGTCTATATGATGATATGTTTTGGCATCAGCCAACAGAGAATGATGCGTACAAAGAGAACAGACACACCCTTGAACCTTCTGAGTCCTATGTTAACTTTGAGGATGTCCGCTTTAAAGTCGAACAGGCTATGCAAGATGAGGTTAATCGGAGCATCAACGACAGAAATCAAGAAAAACAAGCCTATGTCGAAATGAAGAATAAGCTTGTAAACGAACAACTCGGAATGAAATCAAACCTGCAAAAAGAGTACGAAAAGAAGACGAAGGACTTGGAAGAGGAATATCATCGAAAGGGGTGTGATTTCGAAACAGAAAAACTTCGCATTCTTAATCTGCTCCCTAAAATCAATAAACTGGCAACAGAGTTGCATGATGATTTAGTTAAGCGATTCTTTATGCCAAAGCATGCTGTAGAGTTAGCAGAAGCTATCATAAACACAACAACAAAGTAGGCTTATGGAGATAGAGTCAATCAGTTGTCAGGTCAGAACTGCTCGCAAGCAGCATGTATGTGAGTTGTGCCTTTGCCCTATTCATAAGGGCGAGGAGTATGGGTATGAGGTCTTGAAGGTAGATGGCAAGATGGAAGCTCATAAGCGGCATCTGGAGTGTGATGAGTTGACCTCCAAGGATGAGTTTCAGACGGAAGACTACGGCTTGCGCTATACTTCCGATACCTTCTATAGGGCGGTTTATGACTATATACACCTGCATCATAATGGGGATGATTGGGATGGCTCTATGTTTAGCAGAGTGATTAAGATATTGAACGAAGTTAATAATTAAAATTTTGGCTTATGGAACTTGATATGTTGATTAGAAGTGCCCTGAGTGATGCCCAGTGGTTAATTGCTAAGGGTGGAACGGATAGGGCAGAAGTCTTGAATCGTGTGCTTGGTAAGATTGATAATGTCCTGAAAGAACTGGATGGGGTAGAACTCATTGACCTCAACAAGGTATGGCATCAGGCGAAAGATGTTATGCCACCACGCATTTATGGTGGCAATCATGCAGATTTGCTGTGTGTGCATCAGTTCAAGCCTAAATCTCATCCTCATCTTACTCACGAAGAGAACTGCCCTGAGTTTGAGGAGTATCTTAAAGCTAGTCCGAATGACTGGTGGTGTAGAACTGGTGATTTGTTGAAGAAGGAACATCGTGAACTTTATTGGAGATAAATATATTAATTAAAATTTAAGATTATGAGTGAATTGTATTGGTTGGGTATTTTAGGCAACTTGCATGAACTTGGTATTGCTGTCGCTATTTTATCATGGTTTTTATGTTTGTGTTTTTTCTTTTTTGTAATTATGGACGAGGAAGATGGTAAAGAAACTTTGCCTTTAACAAAAAAACGGTTTAATTATTCTATAACCGCTTTTTTGTTTGGGATATTTCTGTGTTTCTTTATTCCTTCACAAAAGAATCTACTTATCATCTATGGTGTAGGTGGCACTATTGATTATCTCAAAGAAAACAAGGATGCGAATAAGATTCCTGATAAGTGCATTAAGGCTCTTGACAAGTATCTTGATGATGCGTTGAAGGAAGATAAGGAGTAACTATGGTATCAGAATCAGCAATATATTATAGAACTCACCCAGCAGCTAGGGAGCGCAAGAAAAAATATGATACTCTCTTCGAGTCTTCCCCTGCCCAGAAGGCTAAGCGAAGGGAGTTGGCTCGTCATAACGCTGTCCACGATAAGAAGTATGGGGCAGTTTCACGCAAGGGTATGGATGCCAGCCATACGAAATCAGGAATCAGGTATAAACCATCATCGGTGAATCGTGGTTCCAAGACGGATATGGCTGGGGATAGAAGAGCGAGAGGTGGTCGCTGTTAGTGAATAAAAAAGAATAGGGAGTGCTCACGCATTCCCTATTTCGTTATCCTAACAATCTTAAAACCTATAAACCAAAAACCTATGAAAAAAAATAATCGTTCTTCTTATGAATTACATTTTATCCTTCCTCTTCCGACATCTGTCTCAACTTCTCGGTGAGGGCATTGTGAACCTCACGCTTATCGTCAAGAGTGACGGTCTGTAGCTTAGGGCAATTGAACTCCAGTATCTTGATGAATGATGCCACCTTATCCTTCGGCTCGCACTTATACCAAGCTGCCATGAAATCATCCCAAGCCTCTCTAGAAAAGTCGGCGCACAACTCACGAAACTCCTTGTTGATAGGAGACTCGTAACCTTTCTTCTTACCTCCAGTCTTTGCCCGACCTTTCTCGAACTGACCTTTTGTATTTCTATCTGCTGCCATTTTCTAAACTATTTTGCTGCAAAGATAGTAATTATTCGGCAAACGGAAACTTTATCCGTTAACTTACCACCTAAATAAACGGATAAAATACGAATCTCGGATGGTATCAGTATCTTTGTACCATTATTAATAATTAAAATTTCATATATATGATAGGTGCATTAATAGGTGCTGGGCTTGGGCTTGCAAGCAGTATCGCTGGCGGTATAGCTAACCGCAAGGCGAGAAAAAAGCAGGAGCAGATGATTGCCCAGCAGCAGAGAGAAAATCAGGCATGGTATGATAGAAAGTATAATGAAGACCCTACCAAACGTGCCGATACCGTTCGATTGCTCACACAGATGCAGGAGCAGATTAAGAACAGAAACAAGGCTGCAAAGGGTAGACAAGCGGTGATGGGCGGTACGGAAGATTCCACTACTGCGGTGAAGGAGGCGAACAACAAGACTCTTGCTGATACTACCTCACAGATTGTAGCTGCTAATGATGCCCGAAAGGATAACATCGAGCAGCAGTATATGAACAGAAAGAATCAGTTACAGAACCAGCAGATGAGTATTGATGCTGAGAAGGCTGCTGATACTGCCAATGCGGTGGCTGGTGTGGCTGGTACTGCTGCCAACATCGCTGCATCGCTTGATAGTGGTGCTGGTAAGAGCAAGGTGGCTCGTCCTAACGTGGAAATGCCTACCGATGCAGAAATGGCTAAGTTGGATGCCAAGGTGGGTGCGGTTCCTACTCAGCAGCAAGTAGTGAATGACTTGAATAATATGATTGGTGGTAATGCACCAAAGATTAAAGCATAGCCTATGAAAGCATCAGATATGTTACGAAACAACAATGGCTTGAAGACTACACAGAGTGTGCTCAATAAGCAGCAGAGTGGGGTGGATGCCGCACAGAAGGTGGCACAGACTCAGGCTCCAGTCTTCACCCAGCAGCAACTTGATGCGGCTGGCAAGAAGATTGACCAGATGAATGCTGCCACTCCTCAGAATGAAACACCTACGATGAAGGCGGCTAGAGAGAAGACTATCGCTACTCAACAAGCCATCGCCAATGGTGTAGATGTGAATCAGGGTGCGCCAAGTGATGAGGAGGATAAACCATCTGTCCCTATCGTGAAGAAGGAGGAGCCGAAACCTCAGCCTAAGCAGCTATCTTATGCTGATATGTATAGGATGCTGAATCCTGAACTGAATGAGACTGCTGAGCAGAGGGCGAACAGAGAGAAGAAGGAGCGTACCAAGGCTCGTATCGCTGCTCTGGGTGATGGTCTCCGTGCGCTATCCAATATCTACTTCGCTACCAATGGTGCAAAGGTGGTACACAATCCTGAGTCGGATATGACTAAGGCGGTGAATAAACGCAAGGCTTATATGGATGCTCAGAGAGAGAAGAATCGGGCATCATGGCTGGCTGGGTATCAGAGGGCACTCGCTCTTGATGAGGAAGCAAGAAGTCATGATATGACCTATGCTGAGCAACTTAGACACAACTTGGAGAATGAGGGTATCGCTAAGACAAAGTTAGACCAGAGTCAGCAGAGAATTGATATTAACAAAATGCGTATTACTAATCAGCAGGAATACAATCAGGCTAGACTCGAACTGGATAGACTTAGGAGGGAAGACAAGATTACTCAAAGCGAGAAAGAACTTGCTATCAAACTCCTGAATGCACAAGCAAATCAACTCCGTGCAAATAAGTCTGGTGGTGGTCGTGGCAGTCGTGGCGGTTCTTCTAAAGTAGACTGGGATTCTGAATATCTCAAACTGAATGGAGAGCATCCTTCTGAGGTAGCAAATGCTAGCGAAACCGTAGCAAAGGGAGGTATCAAGCCAAATACTGCTGCTGGACGAAAGCAAGTTGTGAAGATAGTCAGAAAGAAGATTGCCCATAAGGGTGGCGGTACTTCTTCTAAAGGAAGTGCTAAAAGTAAATTTTCAATTCATCATTAAAAAGAAACAATATGCCAATAAATAGTAAGGTTAAGAAACTGTATGATGCCTTGAAGGCTGATGGTGGTGATGTTGGTACACCAGAAGAATTTAACTCTTGGTTCTTTAAGTCTGGCAAGGAAGGTTACAAAAACAGAAAATCTGTATATGATACCTTCAAGGCTGATGGGGCTGATGTAGGTAAAAACTATGAGGAGTTCGGTAAATGGCTTGGTCTTCATGCTGTTTATCCTACCGTAAACAAGTATCGTCAGCAAATGTTTAAATCTGTTGACCCAAATAAGAGCAGAGCGTCAGAACTTACTCATAGAGCGGTAGGTCAGGCTGTAAGGGCAACCAACAATGTCCGTAAACCAGTAACCGCAAAGGTTGTGAATCGGAAAGGTAAGCCAACTGGAAAGGAGTTTGCTATTACTCCTGCCAAGACCGTAGAAGACCTTGATAGAGAGTATGCTCAGGAGACAACAAAGAACTGGGAGAATGAACTGCATGACCAGATGGCTGATGCCGACAAGGATGCAGCAAAGATTAGCGATATGTTCAAGTCCTTCATTGGTTCTACTGATGAGGTCGGTAGCGTATGGGGCAATATGACTAGGGGTGGTGGTATCGCTGGTACTCCTCATAGTGTTACTACCAACAATGGTATCTTGGAGAATACAGAAGCCCGACAAATTCTTGCTGCTGGTGACTACAATCGTAAGAGAAGAGAACTCTTGCAGTTGGAGAAGGATTCAAGAAATGGTGCAATCTTTGACAATCATTCTTTTTTTAGAGGAATGTATGATGCTGCCAAAGATACTGGATTCCTGACTGGCGGTGCGTCTGACCTTATTAATGCTGGCTCCTTGCTAGCGACCAAGCAGGATTTGGATAATGGTGTTCATACTGAAGCTGGAGATATGTTGATGCAGCAAGCGGTAAAGAATAGTGATGCACAGAGTCAGTATGGTGACAATCAGGGATGGATGTATACTGGTGGTGTTATTACTACTAATATGGCTCCTTTTATGGTGCAGATTGGTAGTGCTGGATTCTCCAAGGGTATGAGTAATGCTATTGGCAAGGTCGTGCAGGGTGCTGCTTCAAAGGTGGCATTGGGTACTATGGAGAAAGCTACTGGAATGGTTGGTGCTCATATCGCAAACTATATCGGTAAGGTAACTGGTCTTACTACCAAGGCTTTCGGCAAGGCTATCCAGTATGGAATCGTTGGTGCTGCCCAAGCTAATACGGTTGGTCTCGGAAATGTTGCTAATGACGTGATTAACCGCTATACGGGTCAGGTCTATCAGGATGAGCAGGGTAACTACAAGTTCGGCACATTTGATAGTGATGGTAACCTTGTGCATGAAGGCGGTGAAGACTTTCTTACTGCCCTTGTAAAGGGTGATGCGGCTCAGACCATTGAGTTTGCAACTGAGTTGGCTGGCGGTGGCATTGATGCTGCTGGTACTGCCCTGAAGAACTTCGTTACCAAAGGTGGCAAGAAAATTATCAACAAGTACAACATGGAGAATGTTTCCAAGGTGATTGACTTCTTGCTTAATAATAAGGTATCAAAGAATGCAAGATACTTGAAGGCTGGTGCTGACAGAACACTTGGTAAGGTCGAACTCAATAGTATTGTCGGTGAGTCTCTGGAGGAAGAGTTGGGTATCATCGCCAACACGGTCTTTACTGGTGACAATAAAATCTCTGACTTGTGGGATGAAAAGCAGCAGTCACAGATATGGGGCGGCATGCTCTTGTCTATCGGATTGATGAAGGGTGCTGTTGCTCCTTTCCATGCTTATAATGCCAAGCAGTATTATTCCTATAAGCATAAGCTAGACAAGGCTGATGTGAACTTGTCTCAGTTGCTCGGTAAGGAGAAGTGGGAAGAACTACGTAATCAGATTGATGCTACAACAAACGATGATATGCCTGAAATGGTAAACAAAATCAATCGTGATGTTGCTCTTGGTAAGAACAGACAGCCCGTGCGTGAGTATATTCAGAACTTGCTCATCATGCGTGGCTATGACATCGGCAACATGCTTGCTGCAAAGAAGGCAGTTGAAGACAAGGGTGAAGGTGTCTCTGTGAAGAATATGGAGAAGAATCAGGCATACCAGCAGGGTCGTGATGCTTACGGCTATGATACACATGAGATTCAGCTAGACCAAGAAGACAAACAGAAGTCTCTTGCCCAACTTCTCGGTATATCAGAGCAGCAGTTGGCATCCATGAGTGATGAGGAACTTGAAGCACTCTCTGGTCGTGATGATAATATTGATAGGGCTATTTATGACTACCAGTTATCTACTGCTCGCTATGAAGGTGTTATTGATAACGCAAGAGACCAGATAGACTTGGAGGTTCAAAGAGCAGCGCAGGCGGTTGATATGTACACAGACAAATCTCGTAATACAATCCGAAATGCTACTATCAAGGCTACTGGCGGCTTGGAAGATTATGGTGTATATATCATCAATGGTAATATTGCTACCCATGAAGATGGTTCTATTGACATTAGTAATAGCGATGATATGATTCTGTATTATGACCCAACTACTAATACGGTTGAACATGCTGATGCCATGATGTTTGCTGAACTGGGTAGTGAGGAGAATGCTGATGAAGTGAGAAGTCAGGCTATGGCTGATGCCAAGGAGAAGGCTATCAAAGAAACTACTGGTATCATTGATGGTGTTGTTGAGGTAGGTACTCAGTTCAAGACCGTTGATGCAGATGGAACAGAGCATACTTATGAAGTGCTGGCTGATAATGGTGATGGTACTGCCATGATTACTATTGATGGTAACGTACCTACTGAACTTGTCAAGGGTGAAAATGTAAATATTCCAGTCTCGTTTGAAGAGTTGCAGAAGATGAAGGATGAATCTGACCAGCAGAGATTGCAAGAAGCAAAGGCTCAGAGAGAACAGATGGAGAAGGAACGTGCCGAGCAGCAGATGCAAGCACAGACTACACAAGCAGAGAATCCTGCTGAGGAAGATAATATCCAGCCAGCACCTATCGAAGATAACCTAGACTACTCTGATATAATCAGAGAGGATGGTAAGGTTCAGATGGTAGATGTTTCTGATAAGGATGGAAACAATCTCTTCCCTGATGCTAAGGACGTATTCTATATCCAAGGAAACAAGATGAGAACCAAGTTTGCTTACATTGATGCAAATGGAGAGTTGAGGACTCAGAGTTTCCCTACTGGCTTGGTTAAGATTAAGACAAGGGGAGAAGTATCTGTTGATGATTACAAGAAGTATCGCAATACTATACTCGCTGCCGAATCTTCTGCCATGCCTGAAACCTCAATGATAGAGGATAATAGTGGAGAGAACAGAGGTGGAATAGAGGTTGATGATAACACTCAGCCTTTATCGGAAACTGATGCTGACAATGTAATCGCTCAGATGGAATCAAGTGCAGAGGTCGCTCCTGATTTGGAACTTACACCAGATAACTGGGCAGCAGAGTTTGGTGAAGATGGAATTGTATCTACTCCTATAGGTGATGTGAAGATGGGAGAAAATCAGGTGGCTAAGTTGTTTGAAAAAGGTCGTTCAAAGGAGTTTGGTATGATTAAGCCAACGCTTACGAATCCTGATGTGATAATCGAAGTTCCTTCTCATTCTGCTGATGGCAATGAGGAGCGTTCATCATCTTATCTGTTTATTAAGACTTTCTTGGGTAAGAATGGCAAAAAGGTGTACTATTTCAAGTCTGTAACCATCAAGAAGGATGGTCTTGAAATCAGCATTAGCAGTCACTATGACAGAGCAAAGAGAGTAAAGGAGGCATTAATGAAAGGGAAGTTGCTATATCGTAAGAACGATGGCGCACAGACCGAGCAGAACCAGCCTTCTACTTCTGTGACAACTTCCCAAGAGGATGCTGCTGGCTCTTCTGAAAGCAAAGATACAAACATTTCTTCAAACGGCAATGAAAATAATGAAAGTTTAACATTTGAGGATGGAACTCCTATCCCAGTTGATGTAAATGGAGAGGTTGACCTTAGTCAGACTGATGCTGCTCATGCTGCTGAGTGGTATGACAATAACCTCGGTGAGGATGCAGATGATTGGCTGGATGGAGAAATCAAGAAGGCTAAGAAAGTATTGGAGCAAGCAAAGAATAAGAAGTTGGCTGGCACTAAACCTTCTGAGTTGGTTGCAAGCAAGAAGGAGAAGGAAGCTGCCATAGCTGATGCCCAAGCACATTATGACTCTGCAATCTCTATTCGTGATTCGTTGAAGGAAAGAAGAATTGAAAAGGTGGAAGATACTGCTGAGGGTAGAAAGGAACTCATTGAGAAGGCAAGAAGAAAGTTCGCTCGTTTGAAGAGTGCTGTGAAGGATGATGCTGAGGCTGTATCACAACTCTATAGAGAAACTATCGGTTCTCTCCTTCATCGTCTGTATGATAGTACTGGCATAGACGTGACTGATACAACTCCGCTTACTGCCGAGGAGTATGTGGCTAGCAACCTTGGTGCTCACTCTCTTAACTATGAGGGTACAGAGACAAGCAAGGGTGTTAAGCAAGAGACTGGATTGAGCAGAGAAGACTTTGCCAAGACTCAGTTGCTCGCTGCTGATGGCAAGGGAACTACCATTGATGCGCTCGTTCATAGTCTGTGGGAGAACCGTCCATCCAACCTTGAATCACTCGATACTCAGGATATTCGTAACGCACTTATCGGTGTACTCAATAGCGGTTTCAAGGCATCGGAAGCAAGGAATTTTGTTGAAAATATTCGCATTGCTCAGGCAGAGAACATACTTGAAGAGCAGAAACGTGCTCATGAGAATGCAGCCTATGCTGAGCAGCATAAGGCTGAGCCAGAGGCTGAGTTGCAGGCGAAGTCGGATGAAAAGGCTGAGTTGAAGGCGAAGTCAGAGGCGAAGTTGGATAATGAATCGGATAATGATTTGTCTAATGAATCTAATGATTTGGATAATGATTTGGATAATGAGGAGACAAATGACAAAATAAATGATAATATAAATGCTCCTGAGGTTCCTGAGGATGCAACGGACGAGAATCCGCTTGGTTTGCAACTTAGCGAGGATAAGGTTCCGTTTGAAATCGAAGGAGGAAAGAGCGGTGAGACGTATGATATAAACGACAATGAAGACAGACAGAGACTTATCAATGACAACAAGGTGGACGATAAGGACATCTTGGATATTGATATGCCTAAACACGTACACAAGGCTATTAAGGAATTGTGTAAGAAGATGGGATTGAAGGTTCAGTTCCTCTATATGGGTGCAAGGTCAAATGGTTGGATTGAGAATGGAATCATGTATCTTGCTCTGGACACAGAGAAGGCTACCCAGTTTGTCTTTGGTCACGAAATGACTCATGCCATCAAGCAGAAGAATCCTGAAGCATACAAAGAACTCGTTAAGGTTGCCATGGCTGTAACAACAAAAAAGAAGTTTGAGGAAGACTTGGCTAAGGTTTATCAAAACTACCATGGTATCTCTGGATATAACAATGTTGATGATTACGTTGAGGAGGTTGTTGCTGATAACTTAGGAAAGTTCATTAATGACTTTGACTTGGCACAAAAGTTCTCTCTTCGTCTCAATCATCCTATTTTGGGAACGATTCTTCATGCTATACAGAAGATAAAGAGTCTGCTATATGGTGACTTCTACAAGTCTGTAGATGCTTTGGAGCGTATTGTAGAAAAGGCTTACGTTGAAACTGCCAATGGTCAGGTGACAAACTCTGAGACTGGCGAAGATGTTTCATTCTCTCTACGTCAAAAGCCTGAACCTAAGAAGAAGGGTATCGGCTACAAGGTGTTTGTGTTGAAGGATGGCAAACTCTATCCACCAATGGTAGCGAACCCTGATGGTGCTGCTACTCCAGTAGGTGTATGGCTCGATGCTGATGCGGCTCCTATTGCAGGAGAAAGCAAGACTGGCAGACCTCAGGTTAAGCAGGGCGGCAAGGGGACACAAGGCGGTAGCGGTAAGCTAGCCTATAGACCAGGCTGGCATCTTGGTGTCGTGCCTTACGCTATTCAGTTCAACCGCAAGGATGCTGATGGAAACAAGACTCTCTTCCCTAAGAACTTTGTCTTCGCTGAGGTGGAGTATGCTGCTGATGTTGATTATCAGGAGGAAGCTCGTCAAGAGGGTATCAATCCATCGGGCAAGTATCAGCACTCACTCGCTGGCTTGAAACATCTGCCTACTGATGGCTTCTATATGTATCGTACCAACCCGAACCCTGAGACTGACCCTTGGGTGATTACTGGTGCGATGAAGGTGAACCGTATCTTAACCAGAGCAGAGCAAGCGGAACTTGTGAAGAATGCTGGACGTGAACCTCAGCAGATTCAGGAGGGCGATATTGTTACTGATGATGTTGTGAACAGCATCAATCAGGAGATAGCTGATGCTCCTAAGTTCTCGTTGAAGGTGTATCATGGTAGCGGTGCTGACTTCACAGAGTTTGACTTCGACCACATGGGCGAGGGTGCTGGCTCCCAAGCATTCGGTTGGGGTGGCTATGTCACTTCATCGGAAGAGATAGGAAAAAGCTATGCTAACCTTTCAAGAGACTATGGCAGCAGAAACATATATAAGGGCGATGTTCCTTTGACTCAGTTGGAAAAGGCTGCTTTGAGTTCGTATATTGAGAACAACAAGAATCATGAAGGAACAATCAAGGATGGTGTGGCTGGTCTTATCGAGCGACAAAAGGCATTGATTGCTAAGCATCCGAACAATCCTCTTTCTAATAGTATCAAGAAGAGAATTGAAGTGTTGGAGGGTGTCATGCCTAAACTGGATAGTATCTCTTGGGATGATTTCGTTCCAAGCGGTAAGAATCTCTATGAGGTGGATATACCTGATGATAATGGCAGCAACTATATTGAGTTCTATGAAGATGCTACGCCTGAGTTCAAAGAGCAGATTAAGGGTGTGTTGGCAAATGGACTCCCTTCTGAGTTGAAGGAAATGCCTGAGTACAAAGAGGCTGAGAAGAATTTCTATGAGGAGAACGGAACAGATGAATCATTCGAGAAGTCTCTTATTGATGATGCTCTGTTTGAGTTGGAACGTAGAAAGAGTAATGGCGATGCTTACAACGCTTTGTCTGTTGCTGTTGGCGATAAGTTGGCAAGTAAAATTCTTTCTTCGCTCGGATATACTGGTATCAAATATCCTGCTGGAACCATCATGGGTGGTGTTGAAGGAGACGAAATCAACTATGTTATCTTCAAGCCTGAGGATATGAAAATTACTCAGCACACCAAGTTCTCTCTCCGTTTGAAGTCTGCTATTGAAGAAACAGAAACCAATCCATCTGACGCACAGAAGGAGAGTGGTAACTATAAGAAAGGACACATCAAGTTCGGTGGCTACAATTACACTATAGAAAATCCAAAGGGTTCTACTCGCTCAGGTAAGGATGCCGATGGCAAGGAGTGGAAAGTAACCATGCACGATACCTATGGCTATATCCGTGGTAAGTTTGGTAAGGATGGAGACCATCTGGATATGTTCATCAATGACAAGGCAGACCTTGATAATTGGAATGGTGATGTGTTTGTCGTTGACCAAGTGAATCCTGATGGCTCGTTTGATGAGCATAAGGTAATGTATGGCTATGACTCCATGGATGATGCCAAAAAGGCTTATCTCGCCAACTATAGCGATGGGTGGCAAGGTCTTGGAAATATTACTGGAGCAAGTAAGGATGAGTTCGACAAGTGGCTTGATACGAGCAATCGTAAGCTAAAGCCATTTGCAGACTATGCAAAGGTAAAGTTCTCATTGAAGTCAAAACCTGTCCGCTTTGAAGCTGGCAAGAAACTCAGCGATGAAGAGAAGAAGGAAGTCCTTTCTACATTGAAGGATGCCTACAAGGTGAATGGTGTTCCTTTTCACATCGAAGAGACTGCTGGCGGCAAGGAGAAGAGAGTGTATGAACCTACTGCTGATAGCTATGTTGTGAGCGATATTACAAATCGTCCACTAAGATACTATATCACTTTGCCTGATGGTCGTGTGGCTCATCCTACAGAGGTCTATCCTAATATCTCGGATAATGAGGTGAAGTCTTCGGCTACTAAGCAGGGCTTGCTTGATGATGAGGCTGACCAGATTATTAATGCTGCCATTGGTAACATGAAGGATATTGCCAATAATACCAAGGCGGTAGAGGTGCTTACCGAATTGCAGAATCTCCAGCATGAGACTCATGATGTTGGTTACGGCTTGAACAATGCTCAGTCATACAACTATAAGACTGGCATCTTTACTTCTGATGCTGCCCAAGCTATAGATTATGTGGTAAGACGAATGAGAAGAAAGGAAGATGTTCCTGCCGAGGTTCCTACTGCTTTGAAGAAGGCGGTAGCTGATAGCTATGGTATGGTTGATAACCTCATTGATGGCATGAGTTCTTCTAAGGTCTCTCAGGCGCAGTCTGTTTCTGAACCTCGTTACTCGTTGAAGGACATAAAGCCTATTGGTGTTGGTGCTTTTGGAAACATATACAATCAGTTCCGTGGTAAATCTAAAGCAGCTATAGAGTTCTTGAAGAAACTTGGTAGCGGTGAGGCAACTGCTGCACTACATCATCATACTATTGGTGATATATCTTTGGTATGGGGAGATAAAAAGACTGGTCTTGATAAGATTCTGAGAAAGCATCCTGAGGTCGTTGACAATTTGCAGTCTATCATAGATAGTATGGAGGTTGTTCAGGAAAGCGACAATCGTATCAAGTTGGAATCACCTACACACTTTGCAGTTGTAAGTAAGGAGTATAAGGGTGAACCTAGAGAACAATGGTTGTTGACTGCATACGAGAAAAGAGAATCCTTGGAAAATGGCAAGAGTATGGACACTGCCACTTCTTTGTTGGGAGGTGACACAGCTCTCTCCCAATCCAAGGAATCTGCTGCAAAGATAGACAATTCTTCTGAAACTACCAAGGAAAATGGCGAAAAGTTTTCATTGAAGGATGAAAAAACTCTTGTAGGTGTACACAATATATCAGAAGAGAAGCTGTTGAAGGCTATCAAGCAGGGTGGTCTTGCCAATCCGTCTGTGGCAGTCATTGACTCTAGTAGGCAAGACCATAAGGCGTATGGTGGCATTTCCTTGATTATGCCTTCCGATAAGATTGCCAAGCGTACTGGCAAGAATGCAGGTACTTGGCAGGGTGATGCTTATACTCCTACCTATCCGCAAGTAGAGAGACAGATGAGCAATAAGGGGGCTGAAAAAGCTTCTAAAGATGTTAGTTCTGTTCCTAGCGATATGTATAGCGAGGTAAGAAGAGGACTTGACAGATGGCTGGATGGTGGAGAAGCGAACTCTGCTATGGCTTATATGTTCCTTCACGAAAAAGGTGTGGCTCCTGAACCGAAGAAGATTCAGCCTAAGTTTAGTGATGAAGCATATAACGAGTTGAAGTTTATTACTGCTGGAGACTTCAATATCTATGGTATCGGCAAGGCTGATGCTCAGAAGGTCTTGGATATGTACATTGAGGCAAAGTTTGATGGCGATAAGGATTTGTATGAGGAGAAGACCAAGGCTTGGCTGGAAAGAAACAAGTCTATCGTTGATGCTGGTGCTAAGGGTGGAATGAGATATGCCATTGCCAAGGAGAATGTTGAACTATATGATGAATATGGTTTCAACTATAAGGGTGTGCAGACCTTCGTCCGTGATGTAGAGTATGACCATCGTAAGAGTGGCGTTGACACGAATGCTACGCTTAATGATGTGGAAGACTACATTAAGACCAATAACCTGACAGATGAGTTCAATACTTGGCTGGAAGGTAAGGAAAAGGAATATGGCATTAAGGAGGTAATCTTTGATGGCTTTACTCCTAGCGGCAATCGTAGATATGTGCCAAATACCTTGGAGAATGTTTCCAAGATAATGAAGAAGCAAGGGCGAAATGGAGCAACTGGTGCGGCTGTATCTTTCCAAAACTTTGCTGCAAGACTGATGCCTTCTTATGGAACATTGAAGGATATTCGCTCCAAGAAAGGCTTGCTGACTTCTGACCGAGAGAAATTTGATAAATTCAGAGAAAAGTGGTCGAATGTATTCTTTGAACTTGGCATGAAGTGCCAGCCTGATGCAACAGGAACTTTTTCCGATTATGGTTTGGCAAGACTCTCTGAGGCGGCAATGACAAGTGACCCACAAGCCTATTTGAAGAAGGAGTACAATGTGGACTTCTCAGACGAGGACACAAAACGCTTGAAGGAAATGGTTAAGGCTATCAAGGAAGAGCATCCTGCCATGTACTTTGAGACTAAGTTTGAACGTCCAGTTAGATTTGACGAGTTCTCTGCTGCTGTTGTTCCTACTACTACTAAGAAAGAGGTGAAGGAGGCGTTGAAGAATGCTGGTGTATCAATCTTTGAGTATGACGAAAAGAGCGATGCAGACCGCAAGCGTGTCTTCAATGAAGCTATCAATAGCAGCGACAATATCCGATTCTCTCTGAAAGAAGAAAAGGAGAAGATTGTTACTGATGCCAAGGCAAACGGAACCTATATGACTGCTCCTAATGGTGAGAAGACCAAACTGAATGCAGAACAATGGGCAACCGTCCGTACTACCAACTTCAAGAACTGGTTCGGTGATTGGGAGAATGACCCTGAGAATGCTTCCAAGGTGGTGGATGAGAATGGTGAACCTATGGTGGTTTGGCATGGCAGAAGTGCCGAGTTCAACACCTTTGAGAAGAAGGAAGGTGTCCGCTTTATCATGGGGCTTGAAGACAAGGTGAAGGCAGAAGGATTCTTCTTCTCTCCTGATAAGGGCTTAGCTGAGGAATTTGCATCCAATTCGTCTAGACATCGTGGCGGCAAGGCTAATGTGGTTCCTTGCTTCCTGAATATCCGAAGACCGATGGATTTGACTGGTGAAGACTATGATAGAATCTACGAAGATGTGACTGGCTGGGAGTACATGGTGGGCATGGACACTCAGGACAATCTTTGGGGTATCATGGATGAAGAGGGCATGGCTGACAAGATTAAGGAGAAAGGCTATGATGGAGCCATCTTTGTTGAAGAGGTGGATGATAGCTATGAGCCTACCAAGATTTCCTATTGTGCTCTGGATGCCAACCAAATCAAGTCTGCCGAGAATAACAATGGCGATTTCTCTGCCGACAACAATGATATTCGTTTCTCTCTCGCTGGCGAGCGTGGTGCGGCTGCTGCTGACAAGGCAGAGGAGCGTACTGCTCGTATGGATTTCCTTTCCGTGGCTCGCAAGATGGAAGAGGAGAAGAAGGATGCCAAGGCTATCAAGATTGCTACTGGCTGGGAGCGTGGTGCTGATGGTAAATGGAGATTCGAGATTCCTGATTTCCATTTCAACTATGAGAAGTGGAAGGATAACAACAAGGAGCTTCTTGATGGTATGGATGATAAGGACTACCGCAACATTATGCGCTACGAAAAGGAGTTCTACGAAGACTTGTCTCCTACCCGAAAGAAGAACTTCGATGAGTTGAGAAGTAGAACTGGCTATAAGATAAAGCAGGAACTTACTCTTGGCGATGTGCTTGATGGCAAGGGTGCTGATACTCTCTTCAAGTATTATCCTGAACTCCGTGATGTGAAGTTTAAGTTCTCCAACTTGGGTACTGCTACTGTTGGTAGCTATGACAGCAAGACGAAGACCATCGAGGTTAACGAAGCTCTTTTATATAGCCCTCAAAAGGCAGAGTGGAACTTGCAGCATGAGGTGCAGCATGTTATACAGCACTTGGAAGGATTCGCTAAGGGTGGAAACCAATATCAGGTTAGAGGTGAAGTCAAGAAGAGGTTTGATGAGGTCACCAAACAGATTAAGCAGCTACGAGCAGAAGGAAAGGAAGATGAGGCGAAGGCTCTCATAGAGAAGAACAGAGGTCTTTATAATGCCTACATGAAGAATGATGATTTTGATAGCTACAAGTCGCTTGCTGGCGAAGTGGAGGCAAGAAATGTGCAGGAAAGAATGAACATGACTCCTGAGGAGAGAAGAAAATCTCTCGCTGAATCTACTGAGGACGTGGCTCGTAAAGACCAGATTCTGTTGGGTGTGGGCGATGTATCTTTCTCTCTCCGTGATATGGCTGACGGAAAGGAGAGTGGGGCGGCTGATATGGCTGAGGACTTGAAGAGTCTGAACACACCTGATGAGGTGGATGATGCTATCAAGACTGCTATTGAGGATATGCCGAGCGGCTGGAAGATGGCTAACAAGAAGATGATTCATATTGCTCAGGCTCTGGGCGAGAACCGCAAGGCAGAGATTGCTGGCGAGGAACCTAAGTTCTCCCTGAAGGATGGCTCACTCATTAAGGCTGGAACCTACTTTAGCGGTGGCGGTCTTGTTGAGGAAGGCTTGAAGGGTATCATCGACCCAGTGGTTGCAGTGGAGTATGATGAGAAGATAAGCGGTGTATATCGCAACAACTTCGGACAGCACATCGTTACTGCTGATGTTCGTGATGTTGACCCTAAGGAGTTGGTGAAGCAGATAGATGGCGAGGTGGAGTACTTCCATGCCAGCCCAGTCTGCAAGAACTACTCTCAGGCGAAGAGTAACCATGCTGAGGTGGAACTTGACAAGGAGACTGCTGCTAGTACTGCCGAGTTTATCAATGCTGTGAAACCAAAGGTGGTAACCATTGAGAATGTGAAGGGGTATAAGGATTCGGAAGCGATGAAGATTATCACGGATGCGCTGGATGCCAACGGCTATACTTGGGATGCAGATGTGTATAACGCTGCTGACTATGGCGGCTACACCAACCGAGAGAGATTGATTGTCCGTGCTGTTCGTGATGGCAAACTCCCTGAAAAGCCAAAGAAGATGGCACACAAGAGCGGATGGTATGAAGCTGTGGCTGATATTATCCCGACCTTGACTGAGAAGAAGAATGGTGTGGCTCCTTGGATGGACGTTCGCTTGAAGGCTGATGGCATTGACTGGAGAAACATAGACAAGCCATTATATGTGATGGGTAGTGCTTATGCTGACGGAAAGGTTCCTCATGCCTTCGCTAATGAACTCCTGCCAACACTCAGAACGAAGAGCGGTGACGTGATTGTGATGCCTGATGGTAAGGTATATCGTGCCTTGGGTAGAGTGCTCGCTAGAGTATCAGGAGTGAGCGATGATTACAAGATGCCATTCTCCGAGAACCTGAGCCATACCATCATCGGTAACGGAATCCCTACACAGTTGACCGAGCATGTGATTGCTCCTCTCTTGCAGAATATCTTGCGCCCAACTACTCCTGAGGATGGTAATACCAAGTTCTCCTTGCGTGGCTCTACTCCTTACGGCAAGCAGATGGAAGAGTGGATGGAGAAGAACCATTTAGAAAAGGGTGCTGTTCCTATGGAGAAACCTATCATGAAGGAAGGCGAGAATATATTTGATTACGCCAACAGAATGGTAGAGTGGACTCGCAATCAGAACTTGTGGAAGACTGCTCCTAAGCAGACTGGATTCCAAGATGCACTCGACAAATGGAAGGCTGATAATGGTCTTTCTCCTGATGCCTATCCACCAGTTCGCCCTCATCGTGAAAACTATTCAACAGAAATCGGTTATGCAGAAGACTTGGAGGAGTACAACAAGAAGAAGGAACTCTGGAAGTCTGCTCCAAAGCCAAAGGACTTTGATTTGTCCGTTGACTTGGAGGATATGAATAAGCAGCTTCGCAATATCAGAAGAGCGGTTCTGAATCAGAAGAACTATGACCAGAGAACGGTTAAGGCGGTATCTGACCTTGTAAGAAAGATGCTCAACATTGGATGGGGTGACGGACTGAGCAGGGGTAAGGTGGGCAACCTTCTCTCTGCTGCCAAGAATGCCACTGGAGCCAATGATGTAAAGAAGTACCTAGACAAGGCTATGGGAATCCTTGCTGACAACTATCTCAACCGTCTCTCTACTGCTTACGACAACCTTATCAATACCAAGGGTGCAAGGGCAGACCAGAGCGGTGTGATTAAGATGGGTTCTCTTGATGCCAAGGGTCAGGCTTTCATGAGCGAGTACAAGAAGGCTATCAATATGGATGATAGTTCTCTGAATACCTATATAGCAAACATTGAGGAAGATTCTGCCAAGAATGAAGATAATGTGGAAATGAATGACTACAGACTGGCTGGCATTCAGGCTGCAATCATGTATAAGCAGCAGATTGGTGGCAATGATGCTGATATTGCCGAGTTGAAGAGACAGATTGGCGAGTTGAAGAATAAGAAGGATGCTACCAAGGAAGACAAGGATTTGTTGAAGTCCTTGGAAAAGAAACTATTTGAGAATAAGTTTGACCGCATTACCATGTTTGAGAACCTCCTGAATAACATTCAGAGAATGGTGAAGGAGAGTAAGGGTAGGGCAAAGGAGTTTCGAGAGGAGATTGCCGAGCACAAGAACGAAATCCTGCATCGTGCCAACTTGGATTTGGAAGGTGTGGATTCTACCTATTATGATACCACAACTGCCAAGAAGAAGTTTGTGAATAATGATTTGCAGCGTGCTGTCTTCTCTTCCACCTATACCTTTGAGCAGTTCTTGAAGTTCTTCGGTAAGCATTCAGCAAATGGCGAGGGTCGCTTGTATAACTACTTTCATAAGCTGAACCAAGATGTGCTTGATGAGGAACAGCTATATAATGAAATGAACCGCAATGCCCTTGATGAGAAGACCAAGGAACTATTCGGCAAGAATAAGTTTATGAATCTTGTCGGTATTGATGGTAAAGGTATGAAGGAAATGGACGTTGAGGTTACTGACTACTCCAATAATGAGAATGGTAAGCGAACCATCCATCTGAAACAAGGTCAGATGCTCTATATCTATCTGGTCAATAAGGAGACTGATGGAGAAATGAAACTCCGTGCTATGGGTATCACAGAGGAAGATGTGGCTGCAATCGAGGAAAATCTTGACCCAAGAGTGAAGGCAATGGGTGAGTGGTTGCAGGATGAATACCTTCCTGAATGTCAGAGAAGATACCAAGCTACTCATACTAAGTACTTCGGTGCTCCTATGAAGGAGGTGGAGAATTATTTTCCTCTTGCCATTAACAACCGAGCAAGAAACGTCAAGGAAGATGTGAACCAAGATTCTGATGCAATGAGTCAGTTGGCTGGTACATCTACTGGTGCTATTGTTACTCGTAGGGTGAATGTGATTCCTCTTGATATTGAGAATGCTGATGCCTTTGAGGTTGCCTTCAACCATTTGCAGGAAATGGAGGAGTGGTCGGCTATGCTGCCATTCAGACAAGACATCAATACTCTGTTGTCTTACACTCATTTCAGAAACCAAGTACAGAATATGAGTTCCGTGGCTTATGGTAGTGGCAAGACCTTGTGGGATGAGTTTAAGCAGACCGCACAGATTGCTGCTGGCACATACAAGCCAAAGGTGAATGCTGGTATGATGGATAGCAGGATTGCTGCTGCTATGGGTGGTATCGCTGTTGCTAAGATTTCGGGTCGCTTGTGGACTGCCATCAAGCAGAGTCAGTCAGCAACGGTGTTCCTTCCTGAGTGTGACTTTACACGATTCGTGAAGAATGGAGTTAACCCTTACGGCTCATGGAAGTGGGCGATGGAGAATATTCCTGATTTCAGAAAGCGTGTTGAGAATATGACCTATGGTGATGTGAAACTGAGGCAGTATCTTGATGAACTGGAGAAGTGGCACGATTGGACTAAGACTATATCCAAGATAGGTATGGCTCCAAATATCCTTGTGGATGGAATAACTTGTGCTGTAGGTGCTCGCTCAGTTTATGAAACAGAGGTGAACCGCCTGACCAAACTAGGCTATCCAAAGGAGAAGGCTGAGGAGAAGGCTTATTATAAGGCTGTGGCTGCATACAACAAGACACAGCAGTCTTCTGGTGGTATGTACTTATCGCCTATGCAGGTGGATAGAACCTATGTGTCTGCCGCTCTCTCACTCTTTAAGAATGCCAACTACGCTTATGGTCGTATGCAGATTGAGGCTTGTCGAGGACTGGCGAGAACCTATGATTTATGGGGTGGAAAGCATAAGACTACACTTATTGAGTCTATGACCCGACAAATCATGGAAGAGGATGGACTTGACGAGAATACTGCAAGGACTATAGCCAAGGCTACATATAACAGAACTTTCAGACAGAGCATCGGGCGATTGATTAACTTCGCTACTCTCGTTCCTGTCACTTGGGCTTTATATAAGGTACTTCCTTACTTGCTCACTGGCGATGATGATGATAAGAAGAAGGATATGATAGAGGAAGCTGTGCTCAAAGGATTCGCCACATCTTTGTCCGACAACTATGTGATTCCGTTTGCATCGAACATTCTCAATGCAGGATTGAAGGTGGAAGATGGCAAACCAACGTTTGACCCAGAGGTGTTCAGGTATCAGAACCTATACATCAATCCTGCCACATCTGACTTGGCTAACATCTATTCGATGGTAGGAAACCAGAAGTGGTATTCTGTAGCAAACAAGTTGGGTATGCTTGGAGTTCAATCGCTTATAGGATTCAATCCTGAGACCGTGGGCGCATTATATCAGGCACTCTCTGAGGCAGACTATGATAATGGTAATACGGCTAAGGAATGGCAGATAGGTATCTTGAAGGCTATCAGTGCTCCTGAGGAAAGCATCCGTGAGTTGTATATGGATGAACTGGGATTGAAGAGTGGAGACATCAAGAAAATCCCATTGGCAGAACTGGAGAAGAGATATGCCGATAGACAAATCAATCGTGATAATCTCCTTTCTCAGATTGGTATGGATGCCGAGACCTTCAATGGTTATGTTGACAAGTATCAGAAGTCCTTTGAAAAGAAAATCAAGGATAAGATGGATAAGTGGGACGAGTATGACAAGAAGAAGGCTGATGAGTTCTTTGATACTACTTCTGACCCTAAGTTAAAGGATATGATAGAAAAGAAACGTACCAAGGATGCCAATGCTGCTGCTGACGAGCAAATAGCTAAGGAAGGTCTGAATCAAGAGAAGAAGGGAAAGGAACCTAGCGAAGAGGCTTACGATGCAGTAAAGATGTCTATTGATGTGGCAGAAGATAACGCTATCAGTACCTACAATAAAGTTCTCAACAAGCGATATGCTGCCCTGAATGACGAGTATAACGAGCAGACAGATGCAATGAAGTACATCTTTATGAGTAAGCATCCAAACTTCAAGGCATACAAAGAGTTGGAATCCGAGTACACCAAATATGGTAAGAAGATAAAGGAGTTGAAGGAAAAACTGGTTTCTGCTGACGGATATGATGCCAAGCAGACAATCCTGAAACAGATTCGTGCCAAGCGAGAGAAGTTTAGTGAACTGCAATCCAAGGTAAGATAAGCCAGAAGGCGAAGGCTGAGAAGTAATACATATATGACTATCCCCTGAAAGTGCTAGGCTTTCGGGGGATAATTGCTTTCAATCTAAAACTTTTTACCTATATTTATTGTGTAAATCTATTAATCTGTAAGTATTTGTAAAGTTTAACTATTAAAGTTGTGCATAAATATAGCTATTCCCTAGTTTTCTTATTATATTTGCTACCTCTAAGAATTTTTGATTAAATCAGCAAAAGAATCTCAAACATATAAACTTAAAAAAACAATGGCTTATGAGAAAAGAAGAAGACGAAGACCTACGAGTCAAGAAGTTAATTGGAGAGATTACAAAACTTCTCCCCGAACGCAGCAAGATTAAGACGGACTTGCTTTATTTCAAGTATGCGCCTATATTGGTCATGCTTTTCAGATGGTATGGTATATCTCAGTTCTACGACAATAAAATGGAGATTACACTATGGTACGAAGAGAATGAGGAACCAGTCTGGTACTTCTACTTCATCACTTACATTCTTTACCCGATTTCTCTTTGGAAAGGTCAGGTGTTGCACAGATTGTGTGTAGAGTGGCGCATCCCGATACTCTATATCGCAGGAGTCAATGTGATACACATCATGTTCGGCTCTATCGTTATCACAAACAATATGTACTATTGTGATATGTTCCTGATTACACTCATTTTAATTTTATACGCTTATGTCGCAATTAGTAAATTACAGCATCATCGAAGCTGGACTTCGTGCTCTCGCAGATAAGGCACATGAATCAGCAGTTGCCCAAGCAGAGGGCAAGCCTATCCCTTGCGGTCTGTCGGAAGGAGATATGGAACTTGTGGCACTCCTTACTGCCATGATGAATGATACGCAAGCCAACAAGGGCTGGTGTGCTCACGAAATGGGAAAGTCTATCTCTTCCTTTGAAAAGTATGTTCACGATGGCAAGATACCCGAAGGCATCCACGACCAGTTCGGGCATGAGAAGAAGTGGAATAAGTCGCTTATCCGATACTTTGCCAACAAGAAGGCATTCTTCCGCAAGCTATCACGAAAGTATGGCATAAACCTCTAGAAGTAGCTAGACATTATATATATAGGAGAGACCCAATCGCCCCTCCTGTATATTTATGACCTTTTCCGTAACCATAAATCTTTGTTCATCAAACACTTATATAATCTTTTACGAGTTTATCTATCTCTATCCATATTATTCGTATCTTTGTGCTCGTAACGTTACGTAGTATTAATCAATTAATGTTTAACAAAAGATTCAGGATAATATGGAAAGTAAAACGTATGTATTCGGAAATGAAGGCTCAACTTCCAATAATGGGATGCTTGGTCTTCTTGCGCCTCTGCTCCAGAAGCAGGGTGTTGACCCTAATGTCCTCCTTGCCATGAAGGGAAACAATGGTTTCGGTGGCGAAGGTGGATGGTTCATGTGGGTAATCTTCCTTTTCTTCCTCATGGGTTGGGGAGGTAACGGCTGGGGAGGTTTCGGCAATAATGGTCGTGGTGGTCTCGCCAACGAGATTAACAATGACTATGGTCGTGGTCTCCTGATGGATGCCATCGGTGGCAACCGCAATGCACTCAGCAATTTGGCAACCCAGTTGAACTGCACCGAAGGTCAGATTCAGAGTGCCATTTCTGCCTTGACCTCTCAGGTACAGAGTGTAGGTAATCAGGTTGGTATGAGCGGTATGCAGACTATCAATGCTTTGCAGCAGGGTAATATGCAGATTGCTCAGCAGATTGCAAACTGCTGCTGCCAGACCAACAACAACATCACTACTCAGGGTTATGAGAGCAAGTTGGCTATCTGCCAGCAGACTCATGCCATTAACGACAATGCCAATGCCAACGCATTGATGTTGCGTGACACCAACCAGTCTAACCATCTTGCCTTGATGGGTAAACTCGACCAGATGCAGACTCAGGCAATGCAGGACAAACTTGATGCACTTCGTGAGAAGAATAGTGCTCTTGTAGCACAGATTTCCAACGAGCATCAGACTCAGGCTTTGCAGGCATACCAAGCACAGATTATCACTCCAGTGAATGCTGCCCTTGCAGCCTTGCAAGCAGAGGTAGCTGGCATCAAGTGTAAGTTGCCTAATACCGTATCTGTACCATATCCTCAGTTGAAGACCTACAATCCAGAGGTGTTCCAAGCAGCAGCTATGGGAGCATACGCTGGTGATGTTGCAGCAGCCAACGCAGCATCAACCGTAGGTTGCGGTTGTTAAAGGAAAGGAGGTAACTATGTTCCCTTTAAACTATCCTTTCAGCCCATTATTCCCAATGGTCAGGAGACGGAATCCTATCAAGAGAGTTGATATTGGCGGTATCTATGAATTGAAGACCAATGCACTTCAAGTAACCAACGAGAGTGTAGACTTCGGTATCAATCCTAGCTGCTACAAGGCTTTACCTTGTGAGAGTATCGTACTGCTAAAGATTCATCAGGGAGTGCCTACTGCTGGCGAAGACCTTCCAGTCAAGATTGTAGTGCCACACAATGGTGCAACAACCATCAGCACTACTAGCGGAACTACAAGTGGAACAACAACGGCTGGTACAGCCAAGTCATCCGTGGTAGACCATACTGGTTCTGCTGTAACTGGAGCTGGTCTTTCAAGCACTACGGAAGCTTTAGCCTATATCAACAAGAAGAGCGGAACAATCCGACTGCTTGGGTTTCAGCAACCAACTGGTGGCTAACAGAGTATTAACAATGGGGCAGATAGCAATGTCTGCCCCTATAAAAGAGAAAGAAAATGTTTCAAGGTTTAAGACAAAATTCCCTTTTTTACATATTAGACAAGGGAGGAGAAAAGCCGACTCTCAGAATCGGTCAGGTTATATCGGTAAGTGACCCTCAGCAGAAGTTCCCGACAACTTACATCCCGAATCAAGTGCCGAACTTCGACACAACGGTTGATGTAAAGGTGAAGGTTGGAGAACAGCAACTCAACTTCGAGAAACTGCCATCTACCGCTCAGATAGCCAACTCAGGAACTAATGGCGTGGTGGTCAGTGATAGCCGTGATGCTATGTGTGCTGAGGTTGATTCCATGCTCAGACAAGCAAAAGGTATCTTGGAGAGTGTTGACTACAATAAGGCAGTAGTGGAATCATGTGATGAAATAATAGCCAAACTCAATCCTCAGATTGCCAAGGATAAGCAGCAAGAGCAGGACATCAGTAACCTGAAATCTGACATGAACGGAGTGAAGGGTACGCTATCCGAAATCAAATCTCTTCTGTCTGATGCCTTGAAGCTCAGTAAGAACTAATAAAGGTAAGAAGATTATGGTAATGATTGAGATTACAGAAGATAAGTTCGATGATTTGTATGACAACATCGAATCCATGCTTGGTTTTGGCAGCAAGGCTATGTCTTGTCTGAAAAAGATGAAGCAGGAGCGTATGGGTGAGCGTATGCCTGATTATCGTGACGATTGGAGAAGAGAGCGTGAGGAACGTGAAGAGCGTGAGAACAGACGTAGATTCAACAACGTGAACGATGATTGGAACTACCCGAACCGCTATGGTGAAAGAGGTGGTGGCGGCTACAATGGTGGCGGTCGCTAGTGTTTAACTTGGGAGTTTTGGCACCGACATTTATGTCGTGACCAGACTCCCTTTAATATTCAGCAATATGGGAAAATGCAAAATGCCATTGGATATGTATGACCTCAAACCTGAGGGAATGGTTTCTTATCTCAGATACAATGGCTATCATTTCAGCAAGAAGATGTGCGAGTGGGCGGTGAGCCTGATGTACAAGTATGACCCTTCCTCCAAGCGTGATGTAAGTGTCTCGTTTTGGGATAAGGAGAAGGTGGATTCCCTTCTGCTTGGTCAGGGAATTGAGGTAAAGAATAAGATAGGCTACGACCATGTATATGTAGCGAATATGGCTAGGGCAGACTTCTACAAGTCTTCCATCAAGGATGAGGAGCAGCTAGCCCAGTTCATCAAGGATATGGTGGATGATGCCGACCAGAAGGATGGTTTCATCTTTAACAGATTTTATGCAGACTGCTGCCATAATGGAGTACCTATCCCTTGGGAAGATGTGTTATGATGAGAAGAGTAATACAACTTCCGAAGTACGATTGGAGCATAGTATGTTTCATAGGTTATCAGCCGCCTGATGCCGATGAGATATGCCATGCTCTTTCTGATATTGGCTGCAACGGAAATCCGTTATCGGAAGCCTACGTACATCTAACCAAGGAGAGTGTAGATAGGGGTCTTACCTATTCCAACCTTTCCGAAAGAAGAAGTGTGCTTGCCATTGGAAAATGTGAATCAGATGGCAGCATCATCAACACAATAGGTCATGAGCTTCTTCATGTTGTAGCGCATATCTGTGAGCAGGATGGAATAGATATGATGGGCGAGGAGCCATGCTATATGATGGGTAGTTTGTGCGAGAAGTTCTTCAAGATGTATTGTTAATATGTATAGGGAGGAGGCATGATATTTGCTTGGTGGATTGGTGCAGGCTTACTGCGAAAAGGGTGAATCCTTTGACTCACCCTTTATCTTTTATTGTAAACTCAGCGTCTTTGTGTTCAATTACTTATATGCATCCATTTCTTTACCATTTACAATGATACTTGTTAATCCTTTACCATAAAGAGTTCTTATCGCAGCTTGGGCTTCACTTGATGGAGTATAATTATTTGGGCAGTTTACCTTAATTTTTAAAATAGCACCATTATGTGTATTATTGCTAGGATTTGTATCTAATGTACAAGTTGATTGGTCAACAAACATATTGTCCACATCTTCGTGTGAAGCAAAACGTTGATTCTGACCATTTACGTTTATGCCTAGAATACTTCCAGCATTTCTTTTCCCTTTTGTCCAAGTTACACTCTTAGCTGGTAAATTAACGTAAAAAACATTAGCTGGTACATCTGCCAAATCACCTTCTATTGAAGATTGGTTAATGACCTGCGCCCAATCTTTCATATTGACAATCTTAGCAACTTCTGCTATTGTACCTTTTACTCTATCAGCATTTATTAATTGTAATGAAACTAAAACAGTCGAAATAGAAGAAATAGAAAATTCAACCTCACCATGAATATATAAGCGAGAAAGATTTTTAGCATTCTTCAAAAGATAATCAATGTTCCCTTTATAACCTTTATCTATTTGTAAACGTTGTAAGTCAGGAATAATACCTAACTTATTAAAATCAAAATCTGGCTCTATTGCTATATTTAATTTTGTGTCTGTAGTAAAATTTAGTGTTTTTATTCTGTACTTTGGAGACAAACTGAGAACGAATTTTTTGTTACTCAGAATATCTTTTGACACTAAACTTTCTGTAGAACCTTCTAATGTAGTAGTACCATCTGTAAATGTAACATTGTCTGAGCTGATTATCTCTGCGACAAAATTCTCTCTACCGAAATAGACAAGACTACTATATTCGCTTACATTAATAGTTCCAGATGAGTTAAGTTTACCCACACAAGGCAACCTTAACTCTCCAAGCTTATTGATAGAAGGGTTATTTACCATTCCATTGAGCTTTGTTTTTAAACAATTATTCATAATATAATAATTTAAATATTAATAATTTCAATATCTCTATGTTTACCATTGATAGACAGCTGATTTCCAAGCCTTGACAATGCAATTCTTCCTTTTGCTACGGAAATACAAGTTAGCGCATCATAGTTCAACGAATCAACATTTGTATTTACAATATCTGCTTGTGCTCTATTTGCACTATCCGTTTTAGCACATACAGGATTTATTCCATATTGTAATTCATACGTGTCATGCTTAAATACTAAATCTTTATGAGAATGTCCACCTACATAACACGCAAAATAACAATTTTGAATATTTGAAAAATCAGCTTCTATTTGATAAGCATATTTTTCTCCTGTATCACCAAGAATATTCATGTAGCTTGCATCTGCCTTGTTCCAATTTGCACTTTTCATAACAACCTTTAAAGATAGTTGTGTCTTTTTAATAAAGGCATTTACGATTTCAGATATTAAATCTGTCTCCATTGCATATTGACCTTGGGTAACACCTTTATAAGCAGTATTTACAGCAAATTTTGAATTGATTTGGTTGGTGCTGTTTAACATTGCAGGATTGTGCGTTGCAATAATTACACCATATTCATCAGGTGTCGATTTCAGGGTGTTAACTAACCACTCTGCTTGTTCCTTTCTTATAACTCTTGCAGCTCTACCTGATTTGTAGTATGGGATAGTATAATTATTGTCGTACTGGCTGTTGATTGTTACTACCTCTTTTTTGCATATAAATGAATTATCTTTGTAACCGCCAGAATTAACCTTATCTCCCACACTATAAGTTTTGCCTGGCACTAATTGAGGCAAAGAACCATCGTAATCAATGCTATCCCAATATTCATTATCTGCCACATCCAGAGGATTGTCATATTCATAAGGAACTATTACTCTAATTTTTCTATCAGTAAAATCATGGAAATAGTACGGCTTTCCTTCTTGGTATTCACCATTATTAAGAATGCCTCCATCTATCATAGGCTTAATATAATATTGAAATATCTCCTCATGAGTGGCACTATATTGAAGATACATAGTGTTACCAACATCGTGATTACCTATGACAATTAGCCATGGTTTTTCGCAATGCTTATAATCATTATAGAAATTGAGAATCTGTGTTTTATCAAAATGACTGGCTGTAATATCTCCGCAATGTATAATTGCATCAATGACATCAATCTTATTTGTTAAAGCTACAGCATTTTGAACGGCTTGTTCTTCAGAATGTGAATCAGCTATTATACACATAAGAAAATCTTTCTTTCCATTATTGTATCTACAAGCACTTTGCAATAGAGGTATATTATTAGCATTCCTACTATACACATCTTCGCGAGAAATAGTTTCTATTTTCTGAATAATATTCTGAACATTATCATTTAATGATTTTGTATCATCGTTAATCTTTGAAACCATATTCTCCAAAGCATCAATAGTTTCTGACTTCATGTTATGTGCATAGTGACTGCCATCGGAATAAGTGGCAGCAAGTACCTTATCTTCTGCATCAGTTTCAATAGCTAGATACTCTGGGTTGTTAATTGTGTTTTGAGCATCAGCAACATCTGTATCAATCAAAGACTTTCCGGCTTCTTTATCAACCTTTTGATTCTCCAAAGCATCAATAGTTTCTGACTTCATGTTATGTGCATAGTGACTGCCATCGGAATAAGTGGCAGCAAGTACCTTATCTTCTGCATCAGTTTCAATAGCTAGATACTCTGGGTTGTTAATTGTGTTTTGAGCATCAGCAACATCTGTATCAATCAAAGACTTTCCGGCTTCTTTATCAACCTTTTGATTCTCCAAAGCATCAATAGTTTCTGACTTCATGTTATGTGCATAGTGACTGCCATCGGAATAAGTGGCAGCAAGTACCTTATCTTCTGCATCAGTTTCAATAGCTAGATACTCTGGGTTGTTAATTACCCTGAATGGAGTATCTTGAACATTGCCTTTCTCATCCTTTATGGAAACCTTATCCGATAAGCCACTGAGTTTGTCTTCTACAGAAAACCAGTTTGCTGGGTCTGCTGACCATGCATTTGCCTTTAAAGTATAGCGGTAGATGGTATCACCTGATTTGTAGGTGATGGTGAGACCTACCTTCTGAAATGTGGTAGGAACAGAGTTGATGGCATCTTGGAGAGTAGCGTGGGTTACGGTTCCACCTTTTGAGCAGTCGTATGTTAGGATGCCTAGCTTGCCTACTTCGGCTGAGAGAAAGTCGGTTTCGCCACCAGTAATAGCATCATTGACTAGGGTCTTGTTGCTCGCATCGGCTACACCGCTGTTTCCCTGCATACCAACTTCACCTTTGTCACCCTTATCACCCTTATCACCTTTGTCTCCTTTATCACCTTTGCTACCATTGTAGAACTTAACTTGCTCAGACGTACCATCATGACGGGTTAGAGTGATAACATTTTCGCCACCATCCTCTGCACTTTGCTTGGTTTGTTTTAAGGAATCAAAGGAATTGTCGGTGCGAGTCTTCATTTCTTTATTGATGTCTGACTGCATCTTTCCTCTTTCCTTGTCGAAGATGTTGTCGGAATTAACCAACTTACCATCTTTTCGACCTGAAACGATTGTTCCGTTATATCTTTGTTCTAGCATGTTTATATTATTTTATGTTATATAATCGTTATTGTGGAATCGCCTGAAATCAATTCATCGGAATGATAATAGTATAGTTCTCCTATCTTACTCTGCTGCATTCCCAATGGCAAACCACCTTGAAGGAACGTGAGAGGAACAGATGATACTACCCAGATGATGTCTTCATTTTCGGTTGTACTGATGGTAATTGTCTGTCCAGAGAGAACACCTGAGAATTGTTGTAAGTATTCGACATTAACCTTGTTAGGGTCTGTGGTAGATAAAGCACCATAGTAAGAGAAAATGACATCTTCTTTTGTGTTCAGTTCTATCCAGTACTTCGCATTGTACATACCTCCCATTTCGCCCTCTACGATACCGAGAGGAATATGAGACTTGCCATTTCGCTCCACGATACGGAAAAGGCGGTGCTCGATGCTACAGATGTCGTTTCCGTTGTACTTGCCACGAATGGTAATGCCATATAGTCCTTCCTCTAGGAATGGTGGGAACTTGACACAAATATCACTCGGTTCCACTTCACTATTAATTGTTCCGCTCTGAACAAAAGGCATTTTTGCTACACATTCTCCAAAGGCATCAGTAAGGTGTACTTCTAGATTACTGATGGCAGCTACGTCAATATCTTCCAACATCTGCTTATTCTTGCTGATGTAGGCTTTCTGAAGCTTGATGAAAAGGTCGAAGCTGTTGCCTTTAACAATCTTATAAATATCCATATACGTATACATTATTAATAATAGGCAAAGATAGGCAGAAATTTTTCTACCTACCTTTTATCCGTTTATTTAGGGCAGAAAAATTTTAGATTAAGCCCTTCCATCTGAGAAATTTGCGCTTGCGGCTTAGCTTGCCTTTCTTGCTCTTGCAGTTGGTATGATAGACACAATCCTTGAAGAGGTCTCTGACCTTCATGTCGTTGTCTACCAGTTTTGTCTTCTTGAATGCCTCGAAGAGTGAGCGATTCATAATCATGAGGTTGCCCTTCTGCGTAGGAAGGACGTAGAAGATTTCACCATTGTTCTTCTTGGATGCGTAGTCTGCCTTAGCCGTAGCTTGTCGGTACATGATTTCGCACTTGATGCGCTTGAAAATCTTTGTTACTTTCATAATCGTAATTATTATTGTTTGAAACTATATGATGGTTGCTGCCGAAACAGAAACCTTTCTTCTCATTACTCTTGTCTGAATTGAAATCATCTTAGGCATTTCCATTTCATTGAAACAGATGTGGAGTCCGATGGCTCTGGTCATGAGCAAATCATCGTGCTTTCCGTCTGCTGCCTCATATACGGTTCCGTTCTTCTCGTAGGTGAGATATTCATCTAAGCATCTATCGTCTCGCTCTACATAGAGTTGTTCACGGATAGTCTGAACCAATACTGAGATAACCATCGGTTTGGTTGCTACATTGGTATGGAATCCGTACTTCACTGGAACCTTATTCTTGATGTCTGATTCACTCTGCTTGCGTGCATAGAGATTATCGTATACGTCCTTGATTTGATTCAGGATGAACTCAGACTGGTCACCACCTTCCAAGATGTGCTCCTTGTCTTTCGTCTCCAAGGTGTTGGATTCAATTACCAACAGAGCATCGTTGTAGAATTTGGCTATCTGAGCCGCCTTCCATGCCAGCAAGTCCATATCAATATGCCCATACCATTGGGCTACCACATACGGTTTGCCACCTTCCATCATCCAATAGCGGTCGAAGACACAGATAACAGACCAGTCGGCATTCTTGCTACGTCCACCAATATCCACTACGACCAGATAGCGGTTGATTACCTTGCAATCATCAAAGGTCTCAGGTTTGCTCCATATCCACAACTGCCCCTGCTTGTCTTCACAGAATCGGACATTCTGCATACACTTCTTACCTTTGTAGCCATCACCATAAACATCACCGATGAACTTAGGTGCTCGGCATCCTTTGCGGAATTTGTCAACCTTGTCTTCGGCAAAGACCTTGGCTCCTGAATGCTTGAATGCTTCAATATCATCGGTAGGGTAGCCAGCAGCCATATCGGCATGGTCGGTGAACTTTTTGCGCTCGGCAATATACCAGTTGATGGCTTCGAGTGGAGCACCCAGTGTCCATAACTTCCAAAGATAGGTACATGGCTCTTCTCGGTCGGACATCGTGTTGGTATTATTGCGGTTCTCGTATAGCCATTTGGCAAACTCTACCTTCTGTTTCTTGCTTTCAAATTCAAGATGATACATATCGTATATCTCGTACCAAGGAACGAAGAACGGCTCAAACTGAGATTGTCCCTTTTTGGCGGCAAGCCATTCCTTGTGGAAGAAGTTGCCAGTACCATTGGCGGTGGATTCATAGGCAATCATCGTGTATGGTCGATACAAGATACCATTGGTAGCATTCTGTACTACCTCCTCAGGAGATTTACCATCCGTCTTTTTCCACAAACCAACCTCGGAAAGGTGTACCAAGTTGTAGTCTTCACCATTTGCTGATAGTGGTCGTTCCATGGAACCCACCTTAATCTTGCAGAATCGCTGAGGAACCTTCTTTACATTACCTGATGTTCCCACTCCAACAAACTTCGGTTCGTTCTCAGAGAACGCTTCTCCCATTTCGTAGAGGAACTTGGTAGGGAAGTTTTTCAGAGCTTCCTCGAACATACCTCGGATGGTCTCTGCTGTGTCCTTAACCTGAGCCACGATGAGCGAGTTGAGACCCTTCTGCCACATGAGTTGCAGCCAGAGGAAGTACATCTGGATAACCGTAGAACCTCCCCATTGTCTGGCTTTCAGCAGGATGAGTCGGATAGGGCGATTCTTCTTCCTTCGCTCCTCCAGCCACCTGAGCAGTCTGCGCTGCGGTCTTCTGAGCACAAAACGGAAGGGGAGACCTCCACCTTTCGGTTTGATATAGATGAATGTGGCAAAGAAGAAGAAGGGGTCATGTTTCATTCTGATGCGAGTAAACTGCTCCACCAGTTGTTCTATTTCCTCTTCTAGATTGTACGGCTCGTCTATATCCTTGTGCAGTTCCTCGATTACCGCCTTGCAGCTACCAAACTCGATGAGCATCTTGACGAGCGGAATCTTCTTCATCGAAACTGGAAGCTGCTGTCTCTGAATCGGGAAATCAGGAAGGAAGAGCAGGAATCGCTTATCTCCACAACCTTCACCCTTGATAGGATTGAATGGTGTGTTGATTTCCTTGATGCGTTTCTCGTTCTCCTTCAGGATGCCCAGTACGTGTTTGTCTAGAGCATCAGTCAGTTTGGCGGTTACTTGTCTTGGCATAGCGGTGCATTTAGATAACCCCACAACAGACCAAGTACATAGCAATAGATGTGGACTCCAACTGCCATGCAAGGGAAGAAGATTCCAACACAGATATATAGGAGAATGGTGAGATTGTATCTTACTTTATTCTCCACGTAGGGGGCGATAAAGCCCATGTAAGCATAGATAAAGCCGCTTAGACCGATGATTGGTAGGGAAGAGGTGAATGGATAGCTGATGGCTATGAGATAGAATGCCACCAAGTGACCGATGCCACAAGGGATGGCTCGGTAGCATTGATGGAAAACATAAAGGTTGATGGCTGCATGAAAGATGTTCTGATGAAAGAAAGGGTAGCTTAGTCGGTTCTGAATAGAACAATCGTCAAAGAGACCCATGCCATCATATCCAAGAAAAGTGACACACATTATTATAATGTACCCAGCATAAAGCGCAATCTTCTCTTTCGTATCTCGTAGCATCTTTGCTTCTCCTCCTTTCTCACCCTGCTAAGAATTACGTGTATGCTTTGAGGAGTCAAATAGAAACTGGGTGCTTTTTCAGCACATACACGTTTGATAATATCCATATTACTCAGATATGGCTCATTACTCTTATGAATCTGGAATCGTCTGAAAATCTCCTGATACATTTCCTTTCGGGTAGGTATCATATTATCAAGAGGCTTTCCTTTCAGTAAGTCTAATATGACTATATAAGCACGGTCTTCTGAAACCCAAAATCTTCTGCTCGGAGATTGGGCTAACTTTTCCTCAATCTCTGAGAGTCTGATATTGTCTCTTACATTAATAATTTCTTTGTAAGCCCTCAATAAATCAGCATCACGTTCCTCTATAAAATAGCATCGTGAATCCTTATATTTCATATCTGACACTGCAAATATACAAAAAAGTATTGAATTAGTCGCATCCGATTAGACTAAATTAACGGATAAAAGATGAAAATCGGAAAAAAGCATTAATTTTGGGCATTGATTTATAAATATACACATATATATATGGACGAAAATACAAATATTGAGCAGAATGCTGGTGCTGCAAAACAGCAAGATACCAAGACCAAGAGAGACTTGGCTTTGGAGCGTTTGAAGACCCGCCATCCTGATACGGAGTATGCGGATGATGAGTCTATCTATGGAGCCATCAACGATGATTATGATGCCGACCAGAAGGCTTTGCAGGGTTACAAGGATAACGAAAAGGCGATGGGCGATTGGTTGGGTAGTGACCCTGAGGCGGCTACCTTCCTTCAAGCGATGAAGGCTGGCAAGAGTCCTTACGCTGAGTTGATTCGTACCCATGGTGAGGATGCCATTGATTACTATTCAGACCCTGACAATGCGGATGAGATTGCATCGGCTCAGTCGGAGTTCTTGCAGAATGCTGCCAACGGCAAGAAATTGCAGGAGGAGTATGACAAGAACATGCCTTCCAGCTATGAGGTGTTCGACAAGTTGGAAGAGAAGTATGGTGAGGAAGCGGTGAATGATGCCATCGACCAGTGCTTTCAGACTATGCGTAATGTGGTGACTGGCAAGTTTACTGAGGAAATGATTACTGCTTTCATCAAGGCAAAGAACCATGATACCGATGTGGCTGATGCTGCCCATGAGGGTGAAGTTCGTGGCAAGAATAGCAAGCACGTCAAGAACCTTGAACTGAGAAAGAAGGGCGATGGTACTGCTGACCTTGATTCTGCCAATGCAGAGACCAAGCAGACAGATAACCAGCCAAACCTTGGTGCTGTGGGCTGGGTATCACGAAGGGGTAACGTCTGGGAGCGTGGCAACGAGAAGAGAACACACATTCGATAATTCGACAAGGTAAAAGGATAATATATAATGTTTAATTAATATTCAGAATAACAATGAAGAAAAGTACATTTAATCGGCTGTTTTCCATCTTTATTATGGTAATGGCAGTTATTTTTGGAGTGAATGGTCAGGTTATCATGGCTGAGGCGGCAAATCTGCCTGATGGCGGTAGTACCGAGAGTGGTTCTGCTGCTGAGGCTGGTGGTGCTCCTGCTGCTGGTGAGGCTGGCAATGGTGGTGCTGCTCGTCAGAGTGAAGGTATCAAGAGCGAGACTCAGGGACGTGAGCACTATAACGAGAATGGCACGGAGTATTACCTGAACGACATTGACGAGAAGATTACCAAGATTCGCCCGATGGCTACTCCAGTTGACCAGATTTCACGCTATGCGACAACCAAGTCTGCCAACTCGTTTGTAGTTGAGTATTGGAGTATCGGTACACGTCCTATCAAGACTACCGTGAAGGAAGCAACGGAGGAGAGTACTGGTACATCTATGGTATTGAAGGTAGAAGACCCTACCATGTTTACGCTGGATGATACCATCCGAGTGGTAGGTGTAAAGGCGATTACCAACTATAAGGGTATTGCATATTCTACCATTACTGATGCTCCTACTCCTGATTTGGAACTCTGCGTTTGCGGTAAGGACACAGAAGGTTATCCGATTGTGTATGCTGTAAATGGTAAGTTGGTCAATAAGCAGGCTATCGGTATTCCAGCCTTGCAGAAGGGTCAGAAGCTCATCCGTATGGCTAAGAGTTGTGGCGAAATGGACGTTCAGACGGGTCGTTTCAACAACCTTCCTTCTAATGAGGTTCAGTATTGTCAGAACTTCATGATTCAGGTCGAGCAGACCACCTTCGACAAGATTGCTGCTAAGCGAGTGGATTGGGATTTCTCAGACATTGAGGAGGATAGCATCTATGATATGCGTCTTGCGATGGAAGGTACTTATCTCTTCGGTGATATGGCTTGCATCAAGCACGAAATCAAGGATGGTTCTGCCCAGTGGTTTACCAAGGGTATCTGGTGGATGGCTGGTAAGGATATTGAGGTAGGTCATGTTGCTACTGCTGACGATATTAAGAAGGGCTATAACAAGAATGAGCGAGTGATTACAGACTTGGAGTTGGTTGACATTTCTAAGGATTTGTTTGTTGGTACTGGTATCGGCAACAAACGCAAGGTGATTATCGCTGGTTCTGACTTTGTGAGCGCATTCAGTAAGATTGATTCAGACAAGTTCCGTTTGAAGGACACCGTTGATATTTGGAAGTTGAAGTTCAAGAGTTGGGAGACCGACTTCGGTGAGGTGCTGATGATTCACTCAGAGTTGTTCGACCTCTTCGGTATGAGTGACTGCGGCTTTGCACTTGACCCTGAGTTCTTGGTTAAGCGAGTACACTTGTCTTGGACACGAAACGTTCTCGACTTGAAGGCGGCTGGCATCCGTAACACCGATGCAGTAGTTATTCAGGAGGTTGCTTGTCTGTACTTGAAGTACCCTAAGGCTCATGCTCGTATGCGCCTTGCTGCGGTTCCTGCAACAGATGGCACTTCTGATACAGAGGAAACCAAGGCTACTGTCTAAAAGCAAGTAGAATTGCAAATTTATTCATTAAATAGTGAGGGGTGTGGGCACTAGCCCCATCCCTTTTTTAGTAACACATATATATAATAAGGTATAATCATGTTTAATAAATATCAAGCAGGTACTGATTTGGCATTCAGCGTTATGGTAGGTAATGAGCGAATGCGCATTAACTTTGAGGGTAAGAGCACGGGCAGTAGTGTCTATATGACAAGAGACCTAAAGGTACAGAAGGCTATCGAGTCTCATTATTGGTTCAACGACAAGTTCTTCTTGGTGGAGAGTATTGACGAGAAGAAGGAAGCTGCGGAAGCCAAGAAGAAGGCTGCTGCCAAGGCAAAGAAGAAGGTGGCTGACGAGAAGAAGACCCACGTAGTGACAGACGTTGAGGATGCCAAGGACTATCTGGCTGAGACCTTCGGTGTGAGCCGTTCCAAGATGAAGACCAAGGAAGACATCTTGGCTATTGCCAAGGAAAAGGGTGTTGAACTAGAAGGTTTGGAGTAATGGTAGAATATGCTGTATCTGATTTAGTGAAAGAGGTGAAGGTGCTCTTGGATAGAAACCAAGAGTCTGCTGGCTTGCTGGCTCCTGACGATTCTGATACACTCTCGCAAGCAGAACTTATTGAGAGTAAAATCGTAGATGCAGCAAGAATCATTCTTTCGGATGCTCCTGAGGATATGGTGGAAGGTACTTCGTGTACGAATGCTGTAACGTGGACGGATAGCAACGGCTATTACGTGGGTAAGATGGTTTTGCCTACTGATATGCTGAGAATCCTTTCTGTGAAGGCAGAAGGCTGGAACCGTCCTGCCGAAATCATATCAGAGAGTGATGATGCCTACAAGTATCAGAACTGCAAATATGGTGTGAGGGGAAATCCTGAACGACCAGTTGCGGCTATCGTCCATACGGCTAACGGCAAGAGTATCGAACTGTATACCAGCAAAAAGCAGGATGCTACATTGGCATTCATCTACGTTCAGGTTCCATCTATCACTAGCGAACAGAATATCAGTTTGCCTTCCGTCCTGAAAGATGCCATCTTATACATGGCTGGCTATCTCACTTGTATCAGCCTTGGCGATACCGATACTGCAAGCGGTTTCCTTGGAGTGGCTAGAAAGTTGGCGCATATTGTTGAACCTACAACATCATAAATTATGGCAAAGAAGAAAGAAGAAACCAAACTGCTATCGTTGAGCAAGGTGCTTGACAAAGAAGAACTGGATAGCGTAAAGGCATCCAAGAACCGATTTGACAAGCCATACGAGCGTGCCTTCTCTATCTTGCTGGAGGCTCAGCGATATTACAATAACATGGATAACTTCCGAAAGCGAAGACAGAGAAACAAGCGATATTGCTATGGAGACCAGTGGGGAGATACCATTGAGTTCAAAAGCAAGTGTGGCTTTACCAAGCGTATCAAGGAGGAAGACTATATCCGTGAGCAGGGTAGCGAACCATTGAAGAACAACCTTATCCGTAGGTTGGTGAAGAATGTACTGGGCGTATATCGTTCCCAGAGCAAGGAACCTACCTGCAATGCCCGAGATAAGGATGAGAAACGATATGGTGAGACCATGAGCGTGGTTCTGCAATGTAACCGACAACTGAACCGAGAGACGGAACTGGATGCCCGAACCATGGAAGAGTTCCTGATAAGCGGTGCTGCTATCTATAAGAAAAAGTATGGATGGCGAAGAGGTAGGTTGGATTGCTGGACGGACTACGTGAACCCGAACAATTTCTTCATAGACAATAATATGAGGGATTTCCGTGGATGGGACGTGAGTTGCTTGGGTGAGGTACATGACATTACCATCGGCAACGTGTTGAGAGAGTTTGCCAAGTCTCCTGCTGAAGCTCGTAAGTTGAAGGAGATATACCGGTTGGCGGCTAACCGAGATTTCGTGATTGCAGACTGCACTCAGCGATTCGGTGAGTTCGACCCTAAGACCATCGACTTTATGAATCCTGCCAACCCTTCGCTCTGCCGAGTGATTGAGGTTTGGCGCAAGGAGAGTAAACCGAGATACCGATGCCACGACTACAACAATGGCGATGATTTCAAGATTGATATTGAGGATAAGGCTGATATTGTAGATGCAGAGAATAGAGACAGAATCAGGCGAGGTATGGCTGCTGGTATGCTGGAAGAGGATATTCCTCTGATTGATGCCGAGTGGTTTATGGATGATTACTGGCATTTCTACTATCTTTCTCCTTTCGGTGATATTCTGAGAGAAGGCGAGACCCCTTATGCTCATGGTGAGCATCCATACTGCTTTAAGTTCTATCCGTTCATTGATGGTGAGATACACAGCTTCGTGGAAGATGTGATAGACCAGCAGAGATACGTGAACCGACTCATCACGATGTATGACTTCATTATGAGGGCGAGTGCCAAGGGTGTGCTGCTCTGTCCTGAGGATTGTCTTCCTGATGATATGAGTTGGGATGATTTCTGCGATGAGTGGAGTAGGTTCAATGGTGTGGTAAGATATAAGCCAAACAAGAGTGGTCAGGTTCCTCAGCAAGTGGCGAACAACTCTACGAACATCGGTATCGGTGATTTGCTCAGCTACCAGTTGAAGTTCTTCGAGGATATATCGGGAGTGAATGGTGCGCTGCAAGGTAAACCAGGAGTATCAGGTACGAGCGGTTCGCTCTATGCCCAACAGACACAGAATGCTACCATGTCGCTGCTTGATATTTTGGAGACTTTCAGCCAGTTTATCATTGATGGTGCTTACAAGACCGTGAAGAATATGCAGCAGTACTATGACGTGGCTCGCAACTTCAATATTGTTGGTAGGGCAGGACAGATTGTACACTACGACCCTAAGAAAATACGAGACGTTGAGTTTGACATCAACATCACGGAAAGTACGGCTACACCAGTATACAGACAGATGGCTAACGAGTTCCTTATGACCTTGTGGCAGAATCAGGCTATCACGCTGGAGCAGTTGCTGCAAGTAGGAGATTTCCCATTTGGAGAGGAGTTGCTACAATCAGTTGCATCCAACCAGCAAGCCATTCAGAATGGTGAGACTCCACAAGGATTCTCTCCTCAGTTGCAAGCGCAAGTTGCTCAGGCATCACAGAGCAATCCGAAGGCTCAGGCGATGTTGCAGCAGATGATGAGCGGTCAGGGGGTGAGTCCTGACGGACAGAACCCACCATTGGCGGCATAATTAATAATGTATAATCAATAATTTATAATTATGATAGCAGACAAGGAGAATAATCAGAAATGGTATGGCAATGGGAAACCTGATGCCAGCCAAGGTGGCAACCCGAATGGTGGTGTTGCTTCAGAGACCCAAGGGAGGGAAGACAAGCCCGAACTTTACGAAAATGACGTTATCGGAAAGGTGGCGAAACGCAAGAAAAACGACATCTGGACGAGGGGTGGAGAAAAGAGAACTAAATTTAAGGACGAATAAAGAAAGGAGGTGTTTTTGTCGTAACTGTATTTGCCTGATGTTCAGGTAGCTACAGAAATATCTACGAGTTTATGGTGCTGCGTTTAAGATTTGCCTATCTTTGCAGCATCATAAACTTTTAAATTGTATAGGTATGAATTTCGTAGATTTCGTAGAAAAGTATCAGCAGGAAATGGCTCCTGAACAGATGTTGGCTATAGCTAAGGCAGTCGGCAAGTATCTCTCATGCAAGTTGAGCGATGTGGAGGAACATCATCTTTGTGCGATGGTGTATGGTGTGTTGAGCGAAGAGCATTTTGACAAGCACTTTGCCGATGATGCTATCAGCAAGATGTGGTATGAGGATGCGGACGGAACCAAGCATACGGCTCCTTTCTTCTCGGATGATGAGATAAAGGATGCCTTTGACAAGCATAAGGATGATATATCTGATTACACCATCCATGATTTGGCTGTGACTATGAACCTGATGAGAAGTGACCATCATGTGATGCTGGAGCGATATAGCAAAGATGCTGATGAGTTGAAGGAAATGGTGGTTTTGATGGCTGTCGAGTATCTGCAAGACCCTGACTGCTTGCATCCTACCAGCAAAATATGGCACACAATAAACGGATAAAGTAACTAATTGGGAATCATTTCTTATCTTTGCATATTATTAATAATATATAAATATAAGATATGACTCCAAATGTACGTGAAGGATTGCAATATGGTGCAGCTATAGGAATGCTAGTGAGTGGTGTTGTACTCACCTTCCTATCATTCTTTCTCAACAATTATGTAGTGTCTGATGGTGTACTATGGTACGTCAGTCAGACATTGGTTTACTCTGGAGCAATATTCGGGGTAAACGTTTATTTCAAGACAAAACTAGGCAACTTTGAGAGCAAGGTGAAGAATGAACTCGCAAGTATGCTAAAACAAGTGAAGGAGGGCAAGTAATATGAAGGTAACAAGAGAACAGATTTTGGCGATTATGCCGAATGCCAAGGATAAGGTGGATGCGTTTCTTCCTTATATCAATGGCTATGCTGAGGTGTTCCATATTGATACTCCTAAGCGTATGGCTCACTTCTTGGCTCAAATTGCGCATGAGAGTGGCGAACTGAGATACACCAAGGAACTCGGCAACAGAAACTATTTCCACAAGTATGATGTGGGCAAGTTGAAGAACATGCTCGGCAACTTGAAAGATGGTGATGGCTACAAGTATCGTGGCAGGGGCTTGATTCAGATTACTGGCAGAGCCAACTATCAGACTTATCAGAACAGCAAATATTGTACTGGTGACATCATGGAGAATCCTCAGTTGCTGGAGCTTCCGCTAGGAGCAACGAAGAGTGCTATGTGGTGGTGGTGGAAACATGACCTGAACAAACTGGCTGATAGTGATAGTTTCGTGGCTATTACCAAAACAATCAATGGTGGAACCAACGGCTTGGAATCAAGACGGAAGTTCCTTACAAGAGCAAAGAAGGTCTTTAATGTTTAGCCTATGAAAGTAAAATGGTACGATACTGATTTTTGGCAAGTAGCACTCTACGTGATTGGTATCTTGCTGGTGGCTTTTCTTCTGTCGGGATGCAAGACAAAATACGTCCCGATGGAAAAAGTTGTATGTCGGGACGTAGTAAAACACGATACGCTGCATACTTCTGACAGCGTTTTTGTGCGTGATTCAATCTTCCTCAGACAGAAGGGAGATACTTGCTTTCTTGACCGATGGCATGAGAAGACCGTCTTCAAGAATGTGTACAAAGTAAGGGTGGATTCTTTCCTGAAAAGAGACTCCATCCCAGTTCCCTACCCAGTAGAAAAACAACTCTCCAAGTGGGAGCAGTTTCAGTTGAAGTATGCAGTATGGTCATTTGGGGCACTCTGTGTCTTGCTAGTCGTTTTAGGTTATAAACTCTATAAAAAGATAAAGAATGGCAAATTTCACATTGACAATCACGAAAAGTGACATCTATGAGGAGGTGGCAAAGACTACTGCCTACATAGGAGGAAAGAACTTGGATAAAAACGGAAAAAGTCTGTATGACCAAGTGTTTGTGACGGAAGCTGATAGAGAAATGCTGGAAGGCTTTTGGGAAGATTCCATTGATGATATTTCCGTAGCCTTGGAGAGTATCCTTGGATGGCAGAAGTGTGAATCAGGCAGCAACGAGGTTTTTGGTCTGAGAGTAAGCAGCCTTTTTAATGAGAGTTTATTTAAGACCTTAGAATCAACGGTTTTAAGTTATGTTGTCAACAAAATAGTAGCAGAATGGTGCTCAGTAGTCTATAAGGATAAGGCAGAAGATTATCTCTCCAAGGCAAACGTTTTACTGCTAAAGATTGACGTAATCATTTATACACGTAAAAGACCAACAAGATAGGAGGATAGGATATGAGGTATTGTAATAAAGGATATAAAGTGATGATAGAGTTGGAAAAGAATGAGTTGGTATATGACATCAAGAATACTGCTTTTTCTTTTGCTGACTCTTATTCCAAGCAGAAAGGTATAGATGCCAAACAATTAAAGAATGTGTTTGATGTATCAGAGGAAGGAAACAGAGATAAGTTAGCAAGGATTCTAGACTCAGCAGTAGAGGATTGCAGAGAAATGCTTTTCCGTTTCACCAAGGTGGAAATGCTTGGAGGTGGCTTTGATTCCAATGAGTGGGAAGAGTGTATAGGTTCCCCGACAAATGATGAGGATGCTTATTATCTAGCCATGAGAATGCCTAGTGGATTCTCGAAGACAAGTGTTCATACCATGACGGTATACATTCACGATTATATTGTGAACCAGTCTTTATATGAGTGGTTGATGATTGTTTATCCTGATGGTGCTGATAGGTTCTGGGCACTCGCTGAGGATAAGAAACAGAAGATAAAGGATGCAAGCAACCGTTCGGCTGGTAGAGCGAGAATCAGGTTGCATCCATTTTAAGTGGTTAGTCGTTTTAGACTAAGATAAAGCAAGGGTAGCTATCCATCATGGACTGCTACCCTTTATTGTAATTATATGGTAAAAAAACACTTATCTAATTTTTATGTTCCACTAGATGTGGATTCCTGCTTTGTTGTTACCGAACCAGTAACAGCAGCATTAATATTGATACTCTCAGGTAAGGTCTTGACATTTACGTCTGTAGCAGCCAGCTTCAATCCGTTCTTCTGCTGGTCGGCATACTGGTTCTTATCCTGAGCGATAAAGTTGTTGATAGCTGTAGCTATATTGTAGAGCAGTTTATCGGTATCGCTGCTGAGAGAATCAGAATCAACTGATGCGTACTTGTTGTTCTCAACGGTTGCCGATGTTGTCTCCTTCTCACGATACAGAACTGCCTGATTGATGAACTCCTGAGCAAACAAGAATGACTTGCTTACAAGTTGCTTAATCTTGGTGTTGTCTATATTGAGCGGATTTTCATACTGCTGGAGCATAGACTGCAAGCAACTTGCGGCTACTTCTTCTCTAGGCTGTAGGGTAGCGATGGAGAAGATTTCCTCTTCCTTGTCGCTTTCCTCTGTTCCACCTGTCTCTGATGCGGTAGCTATTCCGTTTCTAGGGAATGGGCGAGCATTTGATGTTCCATCGGAAGAAGTTTCTCTGACGAGTTTTGTGCCAGTTGTCTTTGTGATGGTAGAAGATACGATTTTAAGATATTGCTTTATATCTCCTATATAGAAACTTCCATCAAAAAGAAATTCATAATAGTTATCAACAAATCTAACAAATCCAATAAAATTTGTCTTTGTGTTTATATAAAAGCCTACTTCTGTGGCTATATGAATTTTATTGTTGCCATCCATGTAGCCTACAGATGCCCCTTTTCTCGCTAAATCCTGATTAAAATCTGATAACGTATATTCTGCCATAATTATCTGAGTTTATTTTGTAATCTTGGTTGGAAATCTATAGATAATGCGCTGATAGATTCTTTTTGGGCAAGGTTGCCCATAAGCGCAAGCCTGAAATATTTGTATGGAGAACCAACAAGGTTTCTGAGATACATATTAACAGAAGAACCAACGTAATACCAATTAACCAAATCATTACTTCCGAATAGAACTGTCCCACATTTTCCTGCCTGAATGCTGCTGAAATATCCTCTTGTGATGCAATCGAACATAGTCTTGTGAGCATCCTGACCAAGTGTTAAAGGGCGGCTGCAAAGGAAGAATGGAACATTTTCTGTTGGTTCCTTCACGTACACATCAAGTATGTTTCCTGCTTTGTCTGTAGCGAATGACTCAGGATATATGTTTACTCGCTTGTTGAAGACATTGTGCATGGTTCCCCACATATTGCTTTTCAAAGAGTAAACGTAAGCATAAGTATAATTCGGATTGAACACGATTATACGGCTATCGTAATAGTCATAAATCATGCCAGCTTCTTCGAGATACTTACGGAAACGGACATACTTCACATCTGACTCAGGGATATTACCAAGAGCAAGGAGTTTATTCGGATAGGTCTTATCCTTTGTTGAATGTGAATAAATGGATAGAAAATCGAAAGGATAATCATCCAGAGCATCTGTAATGTTCTCAGATTCTCGTCCTCGCTGCATCATGATGCCTCGCTCGGTAGGGTACAGAACGGCATCATCTATCTGCAAAATGCCCTTAGGGTTGGAGCAAATATCTCTGTTGGCTGGCTGTCGGGCAATATAGGTTCCTTCGCTGCCAAGCATCAATACCCATACACCTTCATCGGTAAAAGCGTAGAGTGGTGCATCACCAAACTGACCTTCGCTGATTGGTCGGGTATTAGCTGCCATTGCACTAACGATGGAGGAGCCAACTTGAACACTATTCTTTGCAGGGAAGACTAGAGGGTTCTCTGCTTCGCTCACCTTGACTAATGATGGTGTTCTGCTGCCATTTATAGTGGATTCTTTGATGTTCGCTTTCTCTTTATTGAACTCTTCTTCTGAAATTTTCTTCCACGATGGGTCTTGGGATATAGTAACCGTCCAACTCTCGTAGTTCATAGTAACATCGTTAGCTTGGATAGGGCAGAATGTTCCATTTGAATAATTGACCGCATAGTTAAAACCAAATGTTTCGCTCTCGTATAAGCTGAATGACTTTTTATAACAAGAGTAAACACCTCTCTCTGGGATTCTGATAAGTAAATCGATTACTTTCGCCTTGTTTGAAGGGAAAGAAAGAATAGGTGGTAGAGGGTAATGAAGTTCATCGTAATAAGAAAAAACTTCATCCTTGTTGTTTATTTTGAGATATACTTTGGAAACAACTTGGCATATCTTATCTATGCAGTTGCTACCATCTTGGTCTGTACCGAAGTTATCTATGTAGTTTCCATTGAACTGCCCCTTTGGTTCGTATCTAAACAAGAACTGATAACTATCCTCCACAAGGCTCTTGTTTGGCGCAACTGGAGAATAATACCCATTACCATTATTGCATCGTGTGGTGATGGAAGACATAACATTTCCAAGATGTAATCTGTTGTTATATGTTATAGCACACATTGCACCATACGATTCTCGTTGAAGGTCTGCAATAGGCAAACTATCTTCTGTTCCTAAAACCCTTTTCAGTTTTTTTGAAGTACCATCTTTAACATCATCAAAAGAGAAACTGGTGCTCTTATAGAATGATAAATTGTCGATTTTCTCGTAAATCTCTTCTTCTGTATATGGCTGGTAATGATAGTTTCTAACACCCATTACAAACTTACCATTTATATACGAATAATCTGATATTTTCATACGTCCTTTATCATTGCGGAAATAGAAATAATTTTCTTTAGCAATGATATTGCCATTCGTATTATAAGGGAATAAGGTATTAGAAATAAACATGTCAACCCCTTTAATTAAAGTCTTGTATTTGTTAATATCTTTAATGTTTACGGAAAGCTCGTAGTTATCTATTTCTTGACCTTTATAGGTTGCATATATATTATCAGCTTCATAAGTAAGATTAAGATTTCCACTTGTCATTCCACCTCCATCTCTAGTCCAGCGGAATCCGATACTATCTTCTATTCTTTCCTTTGGGGCAAGTATAAATGGATTGCCAATTTGTATGTATGAGCCATCATATAGTTGAATAGCAAGGATAGCAAATTGTATGTATTTGAAAGAATAAGAGTCTATGTATTTGTTGACATATGCATCCTGACTGGCGAAAAGCCTAGTAGTTACATTTTCTCCTAGTTCTTCAGGAAATCCATAAGAATCAAAATTCTCTAAAGGAAGAGTATATCCTTGTTCGGTTATAGTATTATCCTTAACCCAACTATCTACGCTCATTTTGAATGAAGTGCGTGTTAGTTTTGCATCGTAAGTTACCTCCGTAAAATCGACAACACGATAAATCCCATTATCCCAATAGCAATATAATATCTTACTATCGCCAACAAATGATAGTATATTACCAACTGCTGTAACTGCATTGACGTGGAATCCGTTTAAGTCGATGGTGTTCTTGGTTCCGTCTCCACCTTTCTCCATCCAGTACCAAATATCATCTGATTTGCGGATGATGTAGTGGGAGTGAATTGTTTCATTATGTGTTACCTTATGCACCAGTTCGATGGTGTCTCCTGCATCCAGCGTGATGTTCTGTTCTGCTACTACTGGCTGGTGGATAGGGTGGAGTGCCCCATCCTCGTTGATGAGGTTGAGGCAGGTTGCCAACTCCCCATCCTGACAATCGTAGTCGGATGGAGAGTTGGTAAGCCCTTTGAGTATTACTTCTTGTCTTGTTGCCATGTGCTCGAATTTAAGTTTGGTCGCATGATTTCGTAATAAGGTTCGCCTTTGGCTGACTTGCGTGGGATGCAAGTAAGGCGAACCATTCTGTTGAGAGGAAGGTTGTACTCATCAAGGATGGCGGTGATGGAAGGGTAGTCACTTCTGAAACCTACCTTCTTATACTTCTGATTGAATTGAAGCTGAGCAAAGGCGGTGTTGGCTTTGCGAAGTTCTTCCCAGTCCTCACGCATGCAGAATCCGTATGTACCTCTTTCAGATAACCTGAAAACGAAGATGGAATTGTCTGTTCGCTCCTTCTGCATGATGTGGTCGTAGATGCCCTTGGAGAGCGTGACCGAGTTGGCTCTTCCGTCCAGCACCACAAAATCGTTGCGGTGTCTGAAACCATTTACTTTATCTATTAAATACTTGAATTTCATGTTGCAAATATAATATGAAAAGTGATAAAATGGATATTATCCGTTAACTTTGTCTTTCCGCTTGGGTCTACCATTGCGGTTGCCATACTTGGTGATGATGGCAGATGCTCGCTCTGAGCGGTAACAGCCACATGATTTGGTTCGTCCGTCACGAAGAGCAGAACCTAGAACCGTACACCCTCTGCCACAATCACATTTGCATATCCAGAACGCACCATGCTGATGGTTCTCTTTATCAGATTTTCGGCAGACGAGTAATCTGCCGAAACGCTGTCCAGTAATGTCTATTAACTTTCCCATACTACTTCTCTGCCAGTTTCTTTGCCTCTTCAACTGATACTGGCTTTCCGCTAAGAGGAATGCGGAAGTCGAACTTTGAACGGAAACCATAATAGCCTACGAAATCGAAGCTCTGTTTCATACGCTCATCTGTGGTGATGTACTTCTTGTAAGCCTTCACCTCCTTCTCTGAGCGGTAGATGTCTGAGTTGACGAAGTAGGAACAGGTTCCCTTGTTAGCGATTACTGCAATAAAGAACTGCTTACCAAGGAACTTCTCCTTGATACGCTGGATAATTGAGATTTTCTTTGTATTCATATATAAAATTTGATTAATTATTAAGAAGAATGCAGATAGGCTGCACTCTTAAAACTATTCGATTCCACAAGATACGATACCATCTTCTTTGTTGATTCCTCGGAAGTGCTCGCATCGCTGGCAAGCAAGGCTACCAACATATAGTATTTCGTTGGTGTACTTGCCGTATATGCCGAATGGGCAGGGAGTGGTGTACTCGAAGTGCCCACCGACAAACTCGTTGACGTTATATTTTGGATATTTCATTGGTTACTTTAATATGTTTCGAGATTTTTGTAGTATTTTCTTATGACTGAAAATATGTTGCTTTTAGTTCTTCCGCATGATTTCGGCTCAGGGCAGAAACCTCTATATACACATTGAGGAACGCAAGCGGATGCAAGCAAAGGTTCGATACGTGCCAATTCATCAATAACAAAGTACCACACCTCTCTTGTCTCATTTGATGCCTTGTTGCAGAGTCTTAGTTTGGAGATATTGATAATCTCCTGAGCGTTGAGGGATAGCTGCAAGTTGACCAAATCATCCTGACGCATATCGTGGCGAGATACCTTGGAGCCAGTAATATCTGGTCGTGATGTGGAAACGAATGGCTGAGCATGAACGTGGCGAACAAAGTGATTGCTCACCCAGTGGGGGTGTAAATTAAACTGTGTCAAGGCTTGTTCTTAACTTTCATTCCCACTCCCTGCTGGGGGCA